ACGGAGTTGATGGTTATTTTGGACCAGAAACAGCAATAGCTATTCAGAAATTCAATGAGGATACTACAAAAATCAGCACTTCAGATAATGGAAAATAAGATATTAAATTTCAAACAGTTTTTAACTGAAGCCGCAAATGGCCGACTTGATACTACTGGATTAGAACCTATCGCTGGTGCAGGACAACCGACTAAAGGTCATAAATTAAATTCAATTGCAGCGAAAGCATACGAAGAAATGAGAGCTGCTGCCGAAGCAGACGGAATAACTTGGGGAATTACTGACTCGTACAGAGATTACGATTCGCAAGTTGATGTCGCTGCACGTAAAGGTCTCTATAAAAATGGAGGACTTGCGGCAGTTCCTGGAACTTCCAATCACGGATGGGGAAGCGCTCTTGACTTAGACCTTAGTGCTGAAGCTCTTCAGTGGTTGAAGGACAATGCTGCAACTTATGGATTCACAAATATTCCAAGAGAGTCTTGGCATTGGGAACACAAAGGCAGCGTTGAATTTGCAAAGACTGGTAAAGAGGGAGCCGGTCGAACTACTGACTCTGTTTTAATTGATGCAAATCTTATTAACCGACTAATCACAGCCCTTAAAGATAAAAACTTTTCACAAGCTGATCTAGATAAACACACAACTCTTACCCCAGGAAAAGGGCAGAATTTTAAATCTACCTCAAAATTCCCTGAAGAAAATATGGATGCCTTACTAAAGGCGATGGATCAAAACGGAATAACTAATGAATTTGCTAGAAAGGCAGTACTTGGAGTTATTTCAAAAGAGTCTCCTAATTTAACTAGTGAAATTTCTTATTTCGGTACCCCTATTTCAAGAATACGTGAGGTATTTCCAAGCAAATTATCCCAATACACCGATGAACAAATTGAGGGTTGGAGGACCCAAGGCCAAGAATTATTCGATAGCCTATTTTGGGAAGCAGTATACGGTGGAAAATACGGAAACGTTTCTCCAGGAGACGGAGCTAAGTATAGAGGCCGTGGATTTAATGGAATAACGTTTAAAGGAAATTACGAAAATCTTCAAAGAATATACGACCAAATGGGAGCTAAACTTGGAAAAGTTAATATTGTTGAGAATCCTGAAGAATTGGAAAAACCTGAAGTTGCAGCAGAATTCGCAGTAATTTATTTCATTGATTCGTTTGATCGCAAAGGAAAAGATCCAAATGCATATACTGACTTAGACAGTGCAGTACAAGACTACGTTCAGGCAAATGCCGGATGGGGCTCTTCATTGGGATCAACTGTCGGTAGAGAAGCTATAGCGAAAGCAAGCGCCTTCGCTAAGAGCCTAGATGCAGAAGTTGCTTAATTTAAGCGGTAATTCTTAAAGTGAGTTGGAATACTTATCGTTTCATCATACCATTCGAATGAGTCAAGGTTAACCTCTTTCATTGATTCAAGCAGAGCATCATACTCCATTCCAGTTTCGTAATAGTTTGCAACGAACCATGCAACTCTCTCTTCGTATGTAGCTTCGCGATTCGCTTGATCGTCTAAATAGAATTCACGATTAGGATCGCCGTTCTCAGCGTTATCTCTCCCAAGAGCAGACTTAACCCAGTTAGCTAATTGTTCATCCGCACACGTTGCAACGGTTCCTTCTTGACTAATTGATCCAGTATCTGGGTCAATGTCTCTAAATTTTACTAGTATCATAGATTCCATTTGTTTTTAATTTTAATAAAGTACTGATCCTGCTTACGACCGTTTACGAAAAACCAGCCAATGTACAAATCCCAAAACTGTTCAAGTCTTTTGATCCTGGATAAAGTTTCAGTTTTCATGTTAGTTACTTAGTGGTGCTTTAATTGATGGGTGTGATTGATAATCGACTAATTCAAAATCATCAATTAACCAATGTTCTGGCGTGAATGATGGTTCGTTTTTAAAATGCAATTTGATATTGCACTTAGGTAACTCAAATGGTTCTCTTGTACGGTACGGAATTTTATAAGCATCGTAGTACTCAGACATACCTCCACCGAATGGCATCAGTTCATTAACTGCTTTGTTATATAAACGCAAGCTCATAGCATCCTTTAACATGGTCTCCCTTTCTTCTGGTGTATACTTTCTACCAATTTGTTCCTTTGCTTGTTCAATGTGGTTCAAATATAAATGAGTATCTCCTAAGTTTCCAATCAATTCATCAGGAATCATATTAACTTCTTTTGCAATGATTTCTAGAAGAAGTCCGTAACTTGCAATATTGAACGGAAGGCCTAAGAATGTATCTACTGAACGTTGATTCCACATAAGGGAGATTGCTCTGGTTGGAACATTCCATTGATTGATTTCAGAATGGGATAAGGTATCCGGCCCACCTCCATTATAGATTTGATTAAACATTTCTTGACTGACTAAGGATCTTCTTTCTTCTAAACTTAATTCTCTTGTATAACATTGAAATCCATAATGACAAGGTGGAAGTGTCATTTGGTCTAATTCACCTACATTCCATGCATTTACCATTAATCGTCTTGAGTCTGGATTTGTTTTAAGGTCGTTGATTAGGTTTTGGATTTGGTCTACTCCTCCATCAAATATAGCGCCCCAATTTCTCCATTGTCTACCATAAATTGGACCTAATTCACCCCAGGTCTTTGCTCTTAACGAATCATTTTTTATTGTATCAATAAACTCCATTATTGATAATGTATGGTCTGCTGTACTTTTGTATTTCTTATAAGCATCACCATCCCAAATATGACAATTATTGTCAACCAAATACTTAATATTTGTATCACCACGCAAGAACCACAATAATTCAGTTACAATTGTTTTGAATGGCATCTTCTTAGTTGTAAGTAAAGGAAACCCTTCACTCATTTTATGACGGATCTGTCTACCGAATACTGAAATTGTTCCAGTACCGGTTCGGTCACTCTTCTCCACTCCATAATCTAAAATCGATTGAAGAAGATCGGTGTATTGTTTATCGAGTCGGTTCATTGATAATTTCTCTTAATCTTTTAATTTCTGCAATTACATCATCGCCTAATTCAATTTTAGACATTATTGTTAGGTCTGCAACTTGGTCCATCAATACCTCGATTAGTGCATCCTTTGCTTGATCTGGTGTCATACTTTTTCTATTTTTTAGGTTTATAATAAATCGTCCAATCCATTGGACTCTTGGTTTAATTCTTCAATTCGAGTATCTACGTAACTCTTTAATTCGCTAGCCGCTTTTAAGTAAGCCTCTCTAAGTTCATGGAATTTAGGATCCTTTACCTCTTCGAAACTTGAATAGTGCTCAAAGCAATAGTGCATACCTTCAGCTCTCATTCGGTAGCTAACGTTTTCAAATTGTTCTATTTGAGTATCTAAGTCTGCCATAATTATAATTATTTGTACCAGCCAGTAAAGCTGATTCTTTTATTTTTGCAACCTTGAGCAATTTCAGTAACGAAATGCGGAGCTCCACTAGCTGCATTTCCAAATACATTAAACATAACCAAGTTATTAAATTTAGGAACCACTATTGCATCCGCGTTTTTCCAATCCCAATCCATTCTAACAAAAAGTCCACCGTTCCACGGTTTCCAATTTTTGGAAAGGTGATACACAAACGCAATTCGGCCATTTACTCCATCAGTATGAGGTCCATTGTAATGGCCTTCCTCATAGCAATTCATAAACGTGTAATTAGGATCAAGCGTAATTCCAGAATATCCAGTAATGTACTCAAGAGCTTCAATGAATTCAGCTGATTTAAAAACTTCCAAGTTATAATGATGATCTTCTGTTCTTCTATACGTGTAGGAGAATTGGTTTTGATCATTTAATTCCCTAATGTATGCTAATCTTTCTGGAATGGAAGGATCTCCAGGCTTGCATCTATAAATTGGATAGGCTGCTGACAAGTTATATTGGTCTGGATAAATTGCCAAATCCCAATAATCAGCAGGCTTATTAAAGTAATATTGTTGAATTTGCTCAGCATCAGCATCCACCAAAAAATCCTCAAAAGAAATGAAGTTTTTTTCGATCCATTGCTGACGTATCTTTTCTACATTAAAAAGGTTTATTGCCATTGCTATAAGTTTATTTCTCGCCAAGGAGTTTCATTATTCCAAAATTCAAAAGTATCTCCGTCCTGTGGATTAACGTTTCTGGATTGAGGGCTAATCTCCTTCATTATCCGTTGAGCCGCGATTAACTCTTTTTGAAATTTAGAGTCCTTCCAGGCTGCATCTAATTTGGCAATTTCAGGATCCTCAAAATTATAGGTTAAACCTGCTTCTTCTACTATAATCCAATTAGCTGAATCAATTACAAACCACGTATTTCCCATTGTAATTCCATACAGGAATAGCGTACGAGACTCTTCAAGTTCCCTGTGTTGTTTTATTAGATGACTAAATACCTCATTTCCGAGGTCGATAATATCTTTCATGCTACTATTATACTATAATTGTAGACTTGGAACCCAATGAGTGGTTCTTCCGTCTAAGGTTTCTTCCCTAACCACCAGATTGCCCAATAGATCGGTCTTTTGTGCATACACTTCAAAGTCAAAGGTAAATCCACCTGACTCACCAGTTACCTGTCGATAATTTCGGATACTGGCGCCGCCTTGTGTATAGGAAGATCGCATGATTAATTTTCCCCAATTCCATAATCCACAAATATCTTCCTGAGTTAGGTCGCTGACCAGTCGATATGGGGATATTCTGCACCGGTAAAGCATTTCACATTTGATATAGTTACCGACCCCGGCAAATAGCGACTGGTCCATTAAAGCTTCAGCTACAGTTTTCTTCTGAGCCTTAGGTAACTCAACTTTTCTAACAAAATCGTACATGCTTGAGGTCTGATCGTTTAGCATATCAAGCCCCAAGCCGGCCAGTTTTTTTGCAAGATCTGAAGTTTGCATGAACTTTAGTGTACCGAATCTGCGTTGATCAACGAAATATAACGAAGTGCCATCATCGAAGCCTATACGGAAATGGCTGTGTGGTCTCAAGTCAGTTGACCAGAACCCGCTCATTCCCAGTGTTATCCAGAGGCAGGTCTCGTCACTTAATTCAAGCCAAATGAATTTGCCTTTAACTCCACCGCCCACTACTCTGGTGGGTAAACTGGGGCTAACGACTAGGTCCGGTGCTCTCTTTAGGAAGCGGCCGCCTAATACTTCAAATTGAGTAACCGTCTTTCCTTTGGAAAATTCGGCAATTCCTTCGTACACTCTTCTACATTCAGGTCCTTCTGGCATGGATAAATAAATTTATTAAAATTATACCAAAAACATAATGAAACGATACGTTGCACTATTTGAAAGTTTCGAAGAAAGCTTTGACGATTTTCACCAAAAAGCGGATATGAAGTCAGACCGATTCTATCACGAAACGGCTAGAGAATTAATTGAATTGGCGAATCAATACAGCTCAGCAGGCATTGATATTGACCCTTACTCTGAAAAATACGGCACTGCTACCCGATTAACAGACCTTGAGAATGACTTAATTGTTATGATTAATGACGAAATGGGAGAGGCAATTGCTGAAGAATTCGCAGATGAAGCTGATACTCTATTGGCTCAGTATGCAGAAGGTTCTGATCTTAACGAAAAGAAGAAGACCAAGAAAATGAATGGCGATAAAGTATTCAAGAAGGACAAAGAGGTAAAGGATAATAAAATTATGCAAGCCAATCCTGTAAAATCTAGTTTTGAGTCTCCTGGTAAAAGGTTATCGATGAGATCTAATCAAGCAGCTGCTAAACAGTAAACCTAATCCAGATTCTCAGTATAACACTCTATAAATTTATAAATTATGTATTACTTAGCAAAATTAAGATTCGAGTCGGAAGACGACAACGGCAAAACAAAAAAGATTCGTGAACAGTACTTAGTTGAGGCAAGCTCAGTAGGAGAAGCTGAACAGAAATTACTTGACAGATTTGGAGAAGGAATTTCCCCATGTCAGTTAGAGGCAGTTCAGGAATCAAGAATATTGGGACTTATTGAATAAGTTTACAGATATTAAAAAGAAAAAAGGGAGCACTTGCTCCCTTTTTTATTGTGGTTTAGTTTGTAACAAGTCAACTATTTTTGCCTGATCTTCTGGCGTTACCAGGATATTATCAAAGTGTCCATACCTGGACCGGTAGCCAAATGCATACCTTAAGCCTGCCCATAATCTCCGAAAGAAGCCTGGAGTTGGACATAGGTGGACCTCCAACCAAACCTCTTGATCAGTGGTGTCCTTGATTAGGATAAACTGGTGTTCTGGACAGTGACAGTCACAAATAACTACGTGTTTTTCTAAATTCATCTCTTTACTTTTATTTTTTGAATTATTGCCATTTTACCGACTGGCGACCATCTGGCCTCCTCCTCGTATTGAAATTTCCCAGTATCCCAAAGAAATACTTGACCGTTTCGGTTCATTACAGTTAGGGCTGCACGCTCTGGCAGATTTGGGAATGAGATGCCCTGCTCAAATAGTGCAAGTTTATAGGCTGACCGGAATGTGCTTGAAACTCCGCTATGTACTTCAGTTTCACCAACTCTTAGTGTTACTAAACAGACATCATTAGCTCTTAACGGACTCGCCATTGAAATAGGTTGGAAATTTTTTACGCAAGCTCTGCATCACAGTTGCATCATCTTTACCTAAGGTCACCTCTTCATAGATGTGATCTAGTATATCTATGCTGACTGGATTTCCGATCACTGCATCTATTTTTCTGGAGATAAAAGCCTTTGGCCCTTTCTTCTTTACTAGATCAGCAACCACTTCTGGTTCTGGAATAAAATATTTATTAAAGCTCATGCTATTATTATACTACAGTAGAGAATAAAAGGTTACATCGAAGACTTGCTAAACTTTCGCAAATAAATAAATTCAAATAATTTTATACACTATGACACCAAATCCAGTATGTTATAATCGCCTTAGCCAATCACCGGCAGCGATTCATATAGGAACCGTTTCTTTGGGACTTACTCCTAAGGATTACCGAGCGGACACTGCTCGAAAATGGAGAGCGGGTATTTCTCCAAACACAAATATAGTTCTGTATTCAGATACTTTTAGTAGAGGAATAGACACCGAAGATAATGCAGTACCGCGTATCTGGTGGATCGATGGAACTGGAACCTACACTGACAAAATCGCCGAATTAGTAAGTAGACTACCTGACCGAAGTGCAAATAATTATGCACTGATGAGTTACACAGAGACACTTGCCTGGTTAAAGGCCAGCGGCAAATATGCACTAATTAACTGTGATTACCCAGAATATACGTTCGCAGAGTCACTGACTGGTTGTCAAACGGTTGCGAATATTGAATCAGGTTACTTGGGAAGCTATTACGGCGGAGGAGACACTGAAATGTTTAACTTAGCAAATCCCACAACATCCGTTGGATTTGGAACACACGCTCCAGCTGCATTCAAAGTTAAAGATTTTAATTTAATTAGCGCGACTGGAGTCACCCCAAATGGTAACGGCCTTGGCTCGGAGGGCGGATTTGTATTAGGAGGAGCAGGCGGTCTTGTACAGACCACAGCAACGGCTGCAAGCGTTTACTCGAATGGCTTTGTATTTGAGGGAGTATTTGGAGAACTTGTACCTGACAAAACACTTTTTGAATTATATGACACTGTCGCAAATAAAGCAATTTACCAAGTTCGAACAGCTGATTCAGGTATTCAGGTGTTGAATATCAGTGGATCGATTTGTTATCAAGTCGACTATGACTTGGCTCTAACTCAACCGTCCACGTACATTACCTTCGCTCATAAAGCTGGAGAAACTCCGATCATTCGAGCGAACGGCGGAGAGAGCCGCAATTTATCAGTAATTACGCCTATTACCTGGACAAACACTACTAAATGGGTAGTTGGATCACATTTAAATGCTGGAACATATAGTGAGCAAGTACAGACCGTTAAGTCTTTTAAAATACACTTAGCTAATGATTCAGCTGCTGGCCATAGGGATTTACAGCAACTTTTACATTCCGCTAATTATCCAATTGTAAGTAGTCTGTATACAGTTTAATCGGTTAATATAACTAACAAAAAAGGACTCTTAAAGAGTCCTTTTTTGTTTAACAAGTTTTTTATATCGCCAACGAAAGTAGAAAGAGCAGCCAAAGAATAGTGCCGCTATGCAGTACAAAACGAAGTTGGCTCTCCATAAACTGCCAGTTACCTGCATTAGCCAATACTGTACGATATCGAAACCGAACGGATTGAAGAACAGTGCGATCATCATGCACCATGTTGCCAGGTTGGCCATTAAGGTTTGTCTCCAAGTTTTGACTCTCACTGTCCATAGGGTTATCATTTTTCAAAGAGTCAGTGATTGACTCTAGGAAATTAAAAGTAAATTTCAAGATTATTTATTACCACTTAGGTTGCTCGCCTATTTGATCTAGCGCGCAGTGAAATCCTACCAGTCGAGTCTTTGCTTCAAGAAAACAGCCGCATATTCCACATTGGGATAGGGTCTCTCCAAAATGAGGACACTGTTTGCAAATGGACATTCGGTGATTCTTTAGATCTTCACTAACAAACACTTTATCGATGATTCGGCTAAGTACCGTAGGTTTTGGAGTTGCTGGCGTTGAACCGCATCCGCAGTCTTCAGTAGTTTGATCAGTCATTTAGTCTGCTATTTTTTCAAAGTATCTTTTATCATCGAACTCCAAGTAGTTTTCAAGAAGACTCACAGAAGAGTCACGATACTTAAGTACGGCTAGGTCTTTTGCCTTGGCCTCTATCTCAATATCGAAACTGCGATTATAAGTATTTATCTGTTCGTAAACGTAATCAGCATGGGATCTGGCAATAACTGACGGATCTTCAAATGTTTTTTTACTACTAGAGTAATGAGTGAGCGGAGTCACGCGTCCCCAGGTAGTGGCAGCTAGGGCGAGTGCAGCTTCCTCAGTAAGATCGCTGGTGTTAAAACGGTGATGATGGAAATCAAATGTAATTGGCGTGCCAATATTCGTATAGACTAATTGAAAAAGATCGAGTACCGAGTACTGTGTAGCCTTATCGTCGTTTTCGACAACAAGCCTGGCCTTAGTATTTTCGTGGAGACGTTGAAAATTCTGACAGAATCGTTGAGCAGCGGACTCCTTATCGCCATAGGTCCCACCGACATGAATGTTAATTGGATAATTATGGTCAATTGGCAAGCCCATTAAGGTCATAATTTGCGCATGCTGGTCCAGATCCTTGACTGTTTTTGTGACAACCGCTGGATTGGGAGATGGCAGAACATCGAACTGGCCTGGATGCATTGAGATTCGCATGCCGTTTGCAATTACAAACTTGCCGATTGCCTGCATGTCTGGCAAGATTTCCATAAAGTTTGGAAGCTGAGTAATTTCGTACTCTGACATCCATGGAAAAATATCGCTTGACATTCGATATACGTAAATGCCATTAGCTAAATTCCATTGTAGAATTTTTAGAACATCTTTTATATTTTGATGCGCAAGCTCAGCACAATATGAAACGCCCTTTTCTTGAAAGGTTTTACGGATCATACCTCGATTGGCTGTAATTTTTTGGTCGGCTAGAGACAAGTTAATGCAACAGTAACCCAAACGGACGTTAGTATCTTTCATGTAGTTATTATACTACAAAATTGTATTGGCTAGTTGAACCGATAACCAAATTCCTAAATATGACCCGGCTACTGAGCCAGTAACATAACCAAACCATTGGTGTAGTGAATCTTCGCTCTTTGCAATTTTTCGGATTACGAAAAAATTTAGTGAAGCTATTGTAAAATCACTAACTGCTGCTAAGTGATATTGAGTTTCAGCAACTGCTCTAAAATTTATGCATAAAATTCCATACAGTACAAGCTGAATTGCAAATAATAATAAACATTCTTTTAATTTTGTCATAGACAATTAGTTATATAAAAAGTTACGAATTAATAGTTTAATATTTTTGAATATTAAAGATTTCCTAGAATTAAGAGATTTGGTAAAAGAAACTGACCAGTTTGAAGCATTATTTGCCTCAATTGACTTACTGTCAAATTTGTAACCAATCATAAAGCCTACATCAAATAACGATTCCACTAATTGTATAATTTGATTCACTAAGTCTGAGTCAGTTTTTTGCGAATCAAAGTCAGCAGCGGATGGAGCCAGTAATTTAAGTGCTGATTTTTTAAGTGTACCAATTGACTTTAATTGATTTTGTATTTCCATATAAATGAAAGTATATGCCTCAATTACCAGTTTATCAGCAGTTCCTGGCGAATTTAATAGAGCAGCTTGGACCATTGCTGGAGTTTTACCAACTAGCCAGGTACTAAATTTATCAATTACCTGGTATACGTTAACAATCTTATTTGCTTTATCTAACTCAGTTTTATAAGTACTTTTAAATTCAGAAATACTCTTAAGTTGATTAGCTGTACACTCATTAATTGAACTAGTTAAAATAGCTGGACTAAGTGCTTCATTTGTAAAAGTTTTAAAGGTCTTAATCATAACACGTAATATTTTTATAATGTTATCTATTTCAGCCTAATTAATATTAACAAAGTTATAATTACTAGTTACAGTTCGGATGACTCTAACTACATCTAATGCATCTTGCAGAGCATCATGGGTTACTTCTCCAGATAATTGGCATCGATCCATGCACGTCTGTAAATTAGGTAAGCTCTCGTCAGTTTTCCAATTCATTAACAGAATGGCTGGATCCAAGATTCTCTGTCTAATCTGCACGTTTGAACTCCAGTTTGGAAGTTTCTGCAGAAATACTTTGTCAAAACTTGCAAAGTTCTTACCTGCTGCATTAATTTTTACGCAACCAGTCGCCTCAGCTGGGATACCATTTGAAGCTAGCCACATTTGAAATGAGTGGGCTACTAGTCCAACCGGTAAAATGTTATGATACTTTCGGTATGCGAGACGTTCGTCCTTTGTTAGATTCTCTAAACCGCCAAGAATTTTTAGAATCCAAGAGTTTAGAGATAGGGCAAATGGACTTCCTACATACGTAGTGTGTTCCACAATACACTGAAATTTAGGTAGTTCTTCCAATGAGGCTGGATTTAGGGTGTCCTCAATGACAGCTCCAATCTGTAAAATTTGACAGGTCTCTGGATCAAGACCCGTCGTTTCAATATCAATCGATACGTATTTCATAATTAAAAGTCGAATGGTAAATCGTCATCAGTCAAAGTAGACTGAGTCGATGTTGATTTTTTTGGTGCAGAGGTCTCAATTCCAAGGCTACGGAAGATTTCGTCATCGTCCTCATCATTAAAATCAGAAGCAGGTTTACTTACGTTAGCTCTCTGCTGTCCGTTGATTCGGTAAGCCTCAAGGCTATTAAAGTATTTTGTCTGACCTGACTTGTCTGTCCAGTCTCGGCCTTTTACATCAAACGCAACTGAGACAGTATCTCCGATTCCATAAGAATCAATCATGTCACATTTGTCCTGTACAAGTCCAAATACAATTTTTTGCGGGTACTTATCTCCCGATTCAATTACAAATTCTCTCTTACGAAAGCCTTTATTGAAAGTCTGTGCTGGGAAAATCTCAATGATTATTCCGTTTAGTTCAAATGCCATATTAGAAATCGTGGTTAGTTATTTTTATATCATAATTTGTGAAGCCTTCAAAATCTTTACGATCGGCCTCTAATCGTCTGTCTACTGAATCACCGGGCATGTCTCGGTCCATCATACGTTGACGCCTAACATCCTCAGCAATATCAAAGAATATTACCAATGACTCTTTACGCGCATCATCAGACAGGTGAGCTAAGCCACTAGGTGTCATGATGAATACGTCATCCTCATCGAATTGGTCACGAGTAGTTCCGTAAATCCAGCCATTAAACTCAACGTATTCATAGAACTCGTCATTTTTAATTAGATCAGCTGCCTGTTCTGGACTTAAGAAGAAGTAATCTCTTCCTTCAACTTCCCCTTCGCGTGGAGGGCGTGTTGTGTAACTTACTGCGTACCTAAAACCTCTATCTTCGAATTTTTTACGAAGAAAATCTTTTCCGCTTGCGGCTCTGCCGACTACAATTATTCGTTTGCTCATATATAAATTAAAATTCTCTCTTTTGACCGTGGATTGCTTTGAATACTGGAAATCTTAGGGAATGAGCTCCGTGTTGATCAGTAGTTTCTTCAAAGAATTGAACGGTAATTGTTTTACCTAAAATTTCATTTGGGTTTTTGTGATAGTATCTTCGCTGTTCAATATTAAAACCTGAACCCACTCTAACTGTATTGCCTTTATGCTCTACGATTACTGCTTTCAACATGACCTCCTCAACCTCTTTTCCCATGTCAATGATACGATTTACGTCAGATTCAAGATCAATTACGACGTATTCTGCATCGTGCATCTTTTTAACTTTAAGCAGATTCTTTGAGCGTTTGCCTTCGTAACCAATATCCTTACGCATCATTACTCCTTCGTAACCCATTTCAGTTGCATCAGCTACAATCTTTTCAAATTCGTCAACCGATTTTATTTGAAATTGTGGAAGTGGTTCTGCATAGGTTAAGTCAGTTACGATTGCATTTAAGATAATTAATCGAGCTGAAAGAGAAACTTCCCCTGCTTGATTATTAAATTCAGCCATTTCTAAGAAGTCAAATACGTAATACTTTGGAGTCTGAATCGTATGGTTCTTTCTGCCGATCTCCTTGATAATTCCTTGGAAATCTTCAAGTCCACCTTCTTTCATAACGCAAACTTCTCCGTCCAATACTTTGTTTCTGAGACCAAGTTTCTTAATGTCCTCTGCTAAAACTGAAAGAGTTAAGAATTCATTGCCCGCTCGTGAATAAAATTTAGGTTCTCCGTGTTCGTCAATTATTGTAATACACCGAACTCCATCAAGCTTACGACTTGCCCACCATTCTCCAGATTCGAAATTTACCTTCTTTTCATTTCCGTCAAACTTCTCAGCGAGAGCGACATCAAAAGTAGGAACCGTTCCGGGCATTACTGAGTTAATTAAAGTAGCCGTAGCTCTAGTCTTTAAGTTACGATCTATCACATCATAGATCACATCTGCGAACTCCTGATTCTTGGCAATAAAACCATTAACTACCTGTATAGCATTATGGCCAGTGACACGACGTTCATTCAGATCGTCAAGTAATTGAAACAAGTTATCGTAACTATCGACAGTAAGATCTTGACGCTTTTTCAAGTTATCTGAGGTAACGTAGTACTGCTTAAACGGAGAGTATACGTATTCAAATAACTTACGCAAGGTCGAGGTATCATACTTTTTAAGTATCTCCTTTTTATCGTTGGTTGAAGAAGTAGCCTTCATTTCTTCAATGAACTCGGCAACCTGTTTAAAATCTGATGTTTTCATATTGATTATTATACTAAACAAAAAAAGCCGCTGTCGCGGCTTTTTCATAAAATTTATAAATTATTAGCTAGGGTTTACAACCTCTTCGTTAGCCAAGTTATCAAGTTCGTCTTGTTTCGCCATTCCAACTTTGATAGTTTGGATAATACGATCAAGCTCTTTCATTTCCATTACTGAAGTGTTAAGAGCTACTGCGATACGAAATACACGTTGTGCTGATTCAAGGCTAGATCCTTCGAACTTGTTAAGTAGAATTGCTGCAGCTTCTAGGGCAGATGCCTGAATTTGAACTGCTCCACTCGATTCAGTGTTTTCGTCCTGTTCCTGCTCCAATCGCGCAATTGCAGAAGAGAATCCCAAGAAACAATTCATTACCATGAATGCTTCATTAGGGCCAGTGAAAGTAAATTTACCTCCATTGCATGCATTTTTGATCCATTTAAGATCAGCTAATTCTAATTTAACTGGGAAGTATCCAGTACGACGATTGATAAGCATGTCAAGTTCTGACATTTCTTGTACAGGCTCTTCGCCGCCTTCTTGTGTTGGTTCCATTTCTGGAGAAGTTTCTTCGACCATTACAGTTTCTTCAACTAATAAGTCGGTTGCTAGTTCTTGTGAGTTTTCCATTTGAATAAAGATATTGTTTAGATTATTATTCTACTAGGAAACTTGAACTAGTTTTAGGAAAGTCTGTCTAAAATTATAAGTTGGGCTCGCGAAACTTTTGAGTAAGCCTCTTTGATATCGATGAATCCGGCCCAGTCAATCTCTTCTGCCTGAAGTTGGCTCTTTGGAATAGTTAATGACTCCAGCTCAATCTCAGATAGATCCTCAATTCGGAAAACGAAATAGTGTAGTGCATTCTTGTACTTGCCGTCTTTATCGTAAACTTCAACTGTCTGCACGGGCAATTCTAATTTATCTGGAGAAAGATAGATTCCTGTCTCTTCGCTAAGTTCTCGTAGAGCAGCATTCATTAGGTCTTCGCCAGCTTCGACCTTGCCCTTTGGAATTCCCATGATTGGTCTAACCCAACTTCCATTAGTTGGATGAACTAGTAAAATTTTTTGATTGTATAATATTGCTACACCGGCCGTATCGTGGCCAGCTGATGACTCAGCTAAGAATTCAGAGAATGCTTTAATCTTCATTTAGTTATTATACTAAAGCTGCCTTTATTGCTGCGATACTCTCAGTATACGTGACCGTATCGAATCTGTATGCTGTGTAAAAACCGGACCAAAGCGTGAGACCTCTTATTCCAACTGTCCAGGCCGCAAATTTTTCAGGCCATTTTTGGGTAGTACCCATAATCTCGTCGATTTCCCCAGCAATACCTGTTAAAAAACCGCCAGATTTACCGGACGCTGTCCACATCTTGGCAAGTTGATCAGCGGAGAATTTTGGTGAAATTAGCATGTACAAACCGTGCATAGCTGCACTATCAGCAAATGATGTAACTGTCTCATTTAGCTTAAGATCAACTGCGTCCATGATCATCTTAATATCAGCATCTGACTCAACTGAGCCGGCTTTCTTGTATTTTGAGGTAATTGTGGTTACTTGTGTAGGTAAATCTCCACCGGTCAGCTTAATCCAATTGTCTGCGATATTACCGTCACCTAGTAAAAAGCTGGCATTTGCTGCTTTTTCGATTCCTGCGAAGGAGCCGCCTAATGCTTTAACCTTATTGGTTTGAGCAGTAACCCATTTAATATGATCAGGAGTCCATGCCTTTCCGAATTTTTGAATCGATATTGTGATTAATGCAGCAATAAATTCATACATTTTACCCTTTGGGTCATATTCGGCAATCTTATTAATGTCAATAGATGAGCCGGAAACTGGAGACGACGAGGTTGCCGCTGCTAGCTTAAGACTTCCTTTTACTGGCTTTAAGTCTGTTCCGATTTGATAAGCGACGTTAATCATGTCTTTTCCGTTATCGTGTTTAACCATGAACGTATAGTTACCAGCTGCCTTCTTTGATTCAACTTCATCCATGAATTGGTTCCATTGGTTTGCATAAGGTCCTCCATTTTGACCAGATAATAGTTTAGTTAAACCGTCAGCTGTTTGCATATCAGCGGCCTCATTGACCAGTAAGTAGCCATGAGACTTTTTCTCTAAAATAAGCGCGTAATTTGAAATATTCATTTGTTGTAGTATATTTATTTTTTATTAAAATGGACTAGGCCTTTGAACTTTACGGTCGACTGGCTTTTCTACTTTCTTATTAGCTGCATCGATTTGAGCTTGAGTTAAGTTCACAAAGGCTGCATCTAATTTAGCAGAAATCTCTGCATTAATTGAGTCAACTGGAGTACCGTTATTTACAAGTTTTCCAATTGCATTAGCTGTACCGCTTCCATATTTACCGTCTGCTCCGAATTTACCAAGAGCCGTTGCTGCGTCTCCGCCTAGTGTCTTGATCTTCTTCTGTAGATCTTGAACCTTTTGATTAAATCCTGGGGCTTTCTTAAGATCAACGAAGGTAGTTGAGTTCGATTGAGAGCCTTGTGGCGAGTCGACCGTTTGTGTAGAAGTAGTAGGTGAAACTGTCGTTGTATCAGTAGTCGTAGGTTTATCAGTAGCTGATTGGCCTTCGCTTTTCATGTAAGACGGATAAACTTTATCGATTTCAATAAGCTTGCCCGATTTATCCCTTGCTGGTACTGGCTGCGCCAACTTAATATCAATTAATTTTTCTTGATGCCATACAGCTAACGGAATCTTTGAACCTGAAACGGTCGCGGTTGCGATTGGTTCAGCTTTAGTTACATCATAGAATACGTCGGCTGCAGGTTTGTCAACTCCAGCAGATTCGCCTGTGTGTTGTCTTCTATACGTAACAAAGGCAATTTCAGCTTTAGCTACCTCTTTTCCAACTAAATTCGTCTTGTTCATAACTCCACTGTACACAATACCAAGGGTCATGCTCGCAGGAGTTCCTTCAAATTTAGTAGTAGTCCACCAATTTTTAAAATCGCCGTTCATTACTAAACTGTCGATAATCGACTGAATTGGTGTTGCATTGCTGATTGAATCAGCAGATCCACTCTTTAGTACAACTTTCCATCTAGCAAGTTCGCCGGCTTCTGGTGAAATCTTAGTTATGTTTGCTTTATCGACTGCTTCAGTTAACGAAGTTGCTCTAAAGCTTTCAAATGTTTTAACAAAGGTCATTTGTTTCTGTTATTATTTTAATTATTTATTTCCGAATGAAAGGCCTTTAACTGAGAAGAGCCCTTCGTTTACTGGAGGTAACTTAATTTCAGGTTCTTCGCCCGATTGAATAAGTTTCAAGGCTTCTGCTTTTATACCAGCAGCCTCTTCCGGTCGGATTTTTCCCATACGAACCATCTCTTGAATGGTGCTGTCTAACCGAGACTTATCGACTAGATTTACATTAATTACTCCAGATTCAGGATCGTAAACATCTGCGAAATAGGCTTGGACGACAGGCTCATTATAGTCAAGAGCATGTTGAACATCAATTGATGTATCTAATCCTAGTGAAGCTAGTACCTGTTTTGAGTAGTCTGTGCTCTTCTTTTGGAATTCAGCTGCTTGTGCAGGATCTTCTCCCATGTTAGCAGTTCCTCCTAAATTTGCAGTACTTCCTGGAAAATCTGCAACGAATGAGCCGGTTGTTGCTTGAACAGCCGCCGCCTGTAATCCGCAATCTACCTTTGCGACAGTCCTTTGTGGGTTTGAACTTTCTTCTGCTTCTTCCAATGCAGATATTCCTGTTCTAACTAACGATGAAGTTGCGCCAAGAGCTACATCTCCTGCTTTATTTGCGCCGGCTTGGATAATACATTCAAGTGATCCGTATTTTTGCCAAACTAATCTAGCTACCAGGTTAAGAACTCGCTTGAAAGGTACGGCTCTCATTCCAATAGCGCCGCCTTTCTTTGTGAGAATTTCAAGAGTCTTAACGCTACCATTAAATTTAGCAACTCCCTCGATGAATGCTTCCGGCTTAGCAACAAACGGTGCAAATGCTCTAATTTCAGATTTAGATAAGTTCTTAGCTATTGCTGGATTAGTTAAGAACACTTCAAAGAATTTCTTAACTTCTTGAGGGTTTCCTCCTCTAGCTAATCTAATTAAGTGATCTCCACCTGGTCTCCAGCCGGCTGCACCTAACAGTTTAACTGCCTCAGGATCTTTCATTATCCTATCAACTGACAGTTTAGCTTGTCCAATTAATTCATTTTCCATTTTTGCAGCGATCGCAATGTCTTTCTGCTTGGAAGATAATTGGCTAATTGAATCCATGAATTTCGTATTTGAAGTAACTGTCTGCTTTAGATCACTTAAGTAACCTCCTCTAGCTCTAATGTACTTATCTGCTTGAGTTGCATCAAAGTCTTTAAGTGCTGCACTGATATCTGCTCCGACTTCAGATGAAGTTTTTCCAGCTTTAAGAGCTTGATCTTGAGCACCTAGGGCAACTTCTTTACGAGCAGCTTTAGCCAAGTCATCCGCACTTTGAGCAATTTCTTTTCCTACTCCAGGCTTTGTAAGAATTTGAGTAGCTGTATCGAAATTTCTACCAATCATCGAGACGTTCACTACAATAGAGTCTACTAATTTTGAAATTTTAAATCCAAATTTTCCAGCCATACCAAAGGTTGCAAGATTAATCGCAGTATCCATAAACCCGGCGATCATTCTAACTACTGAGACTGCGGTGTTTAGGAAAAACTTAGCAAGTCCTTTAAATAAGCTAATCACATTGTCTAATAAACTCTTTCCGCCGATTCGGATAATTCCATCTTTTAGTGCAATTACTCCTTTTTCTAGAGCAACAACGTCCTTCCCAGATCTAAATATGAGAGGTAGAATTTTTTCCAATAACGGCATTGCTGGTTTTAGTACTATCTTCAATACATCAGAGGCTTGAGTAATATCAATTGCTGAAAGAAGGCTTAATACCATTGAGACGTACTCCCCTTTATACAATGAAATTAGAGCAGATAGAACGTTTGCAACAATATCAATAGGAAAACCTACCCATGTGAATGGCACAAGTCCAATAATATCCAGCACAAGACGTAAGATATTAAGACCCATTTCTACTGGATCCGGATCACTTACTAGGCTAGCTAAGAAGTCTCCAATAGACCCTAATAGACCCTCGTTAAGAGTTTCAATTGTTTCTAAATAAGATTCATTGATTCTTAATTCAATCGTATCATATCCAGCTCGAGCTAAAAAATCTTCCTTTCGAATAATATCTTGAATATCTTCAAAATTCTCAAATAAGTATACTTGGTGAGCAAAAACTTCTGATTCAGAATGTTTTCTTTTGATTGTAACTGGCGTTGCCAAAATACTAAAATCAACTTTATCTAGAGCCTCAAAAAAGGCAGCAGGTATTTGATTAAAGTATTGGGTCAGCTTATCAGTAGAGTTTCCTGAAGTCGATAACGATTCAAAAAACTGTTGGGACGAAACTACGTATGACATTTATAAAAATAGTAATTTCTTATTATTTATTCGTGGGCCCTGATGCTAAAGCGCCTTTGCGATTTCTCGAAGTATTTTAAAATAGTCACCCGATGAGCACTCGGAAAGGAACTTGCAAATCTCAAAGAAGTCATCTACTGTTTCAAATGTCATTGCTGAATGGTGGCCTTTCATATATGAAACTGGAATTACTCCAAAAATAATGGATTCGTACACTCTAGCTGGAGTAAAACCTGCCTGTAAATAAAGATCTTTACTTACATTAATTGATACGAGCGAGTTAGTGAATGAATTCCAAATCGCTTCACGATTCTGTCTAGGAATCAAGTACGCTCGATCTAATGAATTGATCCAATTAGTTAAGTCCTCAGTTTCTTTAGCCGATACAGTTAATTGAAAAGTATCACCGTTGAACATTTTCACATTTTCCACCTGAGTAATAATATCATTTATTATTGGGTTTTTTGTGTGACCTTCTTTATAATTATCAAATGACAGATTTCCGTAATATAGTAAGCTGTTAACAGTCGGCTTTATTGAGTTCTCATGCACAGACAAACACGAATCTAAGAATTTTGATCCTATTCCTGGAATAGTTACTGAGACAATTTCTCTAGTTATCCCAAGATTCTCAATCGTTTCTAAGAATTCCGGACTTAGAGATAAGTCAGTATCTAAAATAACGATGTCAGATGGAGCGTATCCGCAAGCCAATGCATGTTTTATAAATGTCTCAAATCTCTGAGCATCCTTTAACTTCTTTTGGAGAGTTGAAAGATTTCTGAATCTAGCCTTTAAGAAAATTTTATCGTATTCTTTATTTGACATATTCAGAAGAACATCCTCATAGCCAATTCGATACTCCTTGATTAAGTGTTGAGTAAAACCCTCAAACACCTGTCCAAGTATTCCGTCTGGATATATCGGCCTAACGGCAAATGCACGTTCTGTGTCCATGTAATTATAGAAATCGAAATTCTCGTTTCCGTATTTTTCAGAGATTGCATCAAGTAATCCAATTTGATAAAAAGTATGGCCTGGGATATTTTCTTCAAAAATTCCTAGTTCGCCAAAGTAGCAGTATAATGATTTTGTCTTTTCCATTCTAAGTATTTTACTAGAACTCCATCATTGGGTTCTATGTCAAGTCTATTATTGTAAAAAATATCCCATGAGTCTGCTGCATACTGCCCAATTCCATGAAGTTCTCGAGGATGATCCCACTCTTTTGTAATCCACTCAGTACTAAACTTAATTAATGATCGTGACCTGCGATTATAAAAACCAAGAGGCCGAATTACTTCGGCCAATTGAATAGGATCAGCGTTTGATAACTCAGCCGCGTCTCGATATGTGTTAAATAGTTCTTCTCTTATTCGGTCTACCTGTTTTCTACGAGTACAATTCAATAGAATACAGCAGACTTGCGACTTCCACGGGTCATCATGATAAATTTCCTGTAAAAGTTCGTATGGGCTCATTAACGTCCTTTAAATCCTGCGAAGTGAGTAATAAAGTGTTTGCCGTTTATTGTTTTAGGGTTAACGAAGAGTTCTCCAAAGTTAGCTCTAAAAATATCTAGGATCTCTGTAAATTTCGCTGAGCGATTTTCCAATAACCAGCTGTAGTGAAAATGGTATTCAACTATGAATAACCTGATTTGATCTAAACTTTCTTGATTTAAAGCTTTAATCATATCGTATTCAAGACCTTCAATATCCATCTTGATCGCAGTGATACCCTTTTCTTTGATTATAGTGTTAATATTCTCAGCAGGTACGGTGGTGACCTGACGACCTCTAATGTGATGGACGCTATGCTTACCTGAATCTTGTGATAAGTAGAATTCAACTTCAGTTGAATCGTCCGCGACAATTGCTTTTTCGATAATTTCACAACGATCTTCAACACTATTCATTTGAAGGTTTTGTTCTAGGAACTCCACGTTATTATGGAAAGGTTCGTATGAGTATACTTTCTTTACTTTTGGAAATTGCGTTAGTAAACGAGTTGCAAATATGCCAATGTGGCCGCCTGCATCCAACCAAACGTCTTCGTGGTCCAAGTCTTCTAAGAGCATAGGGCCGCCGTTTTGTGCATAATGCGGTATGAACAGAGGTTTGAAGTATTCTCCACCAGTAGGTTTAGTAGAGATATTCTGAGACACGTTAAATTTAATCTCTTCAGAAGATCTAACTAAGAATTGATAATCGTGATATTTGGTCTTCTTTTCGAAAACCTGAAGGGTGCCATTTTCGCGAGCCTCTTCAATTGAGCATAATACGTCAGCCATTTGTAAGTTTCTTTTAGTAATTATACTACAGATACTTACTTTTGGTCTACGGCAACGTCCTTTGTTTTAATTGAGAGTTCGTCTGGATTCTTTGGATCAGGTCCTGAAGCTTGATAATCGGTAAATTTACCAGTATCGAGTTTATCAATCTCATCAGGTTTTACTGATTTATATTGATTGTCTGCTCCCATTACTTTATAGGTTTGACCTACTGGATCGATTCCAACAATTGTAGCACTTTGCCCAGACTTTAACATGACCTTTTGGCCAGTTACGTACTTAGCTGCGGTCGCGGACACTATAGTAATGTCCTCAGACTCAGTTAGGCTTTTTTTTTGGACTGGTCTACTAAAATGTATTGATTCTTAAGAGCATTAACGTTCTTCTCGATTGACATCTTAAGTTCATTAAGTTTCTCACGATAGTCTGCCGTAAGAGATGTATCAGTTAAGGCCTCTTGAATTTGAGAGATTGAAGTTTCTAATTTAGCAAGATTTTGCTCAATCGTAACTTTTTCAGCATCAAGTGATTTAAGGTTGGCTTCTCTTTCCTCCAATTGAATAGAGTACATTTCGCTAACATCGTATTTGAAGTTTTCCATAACATAATTATGGAAAGTTAAACCTTTCATTTTCTTAAGAATTCTAGTCTCAGCTAATTTCTCGAATACGTAAATATCTTCTCCGAAATTTAAAACGATCGATTCTTTACCAAGTCTTTCATTAACGATTGTTTTTCCAAACTCTAAATTAACGATTAGGTCTAAGTTTTTGAAGATTTTAGTAAGAGCATTACGAGTATCAATGGTCTCCATTAATACGATTTCTGAAAATTTAACTGAATCGATATTATCAATTACTGAACCATTGATTTTTAGGTTCAATGAGCCGTTTTCGTTAATTCCAAAAGCAACTGTTAAATTTCTACTAGCTGATACTAATTCTGTGCTCTTCTCTTTGAAGTTTAGGGCACTGAAGGCTTCGCAAGTTTCAAAGAAATCTGGAAAGTCTTTTGCATCGTCTGCTGATACTTGAGTAGGATCCGCATCTTCCGATACTTTGATAAATTTATTATCTACAAAGATTAGTGCTGAGTTTTCGCTAACTTTATAAAAAGGAGCAATAATAGGTTTTACGAATGCATCGCCGTTACCAATACCTAAATTAAACGAACCAGTTTCTTTAGATTCTAGCATGCTAATTTTATTAATCAATTGGTTAACTACTGGCAAATTAGAATGAGAACGTAATTTCATTTTTAATGAATCAGCTGTCTGTACATTTTCCAATAGAGCTTGTTCCAATAGAGAACATGCATCTTTATAAAGAACTGCACCAGTTACTCTCATTTCGAAAATTGAATTTAAGATTTCAAGTTTAATACGATTCTCATTAACGTAAGTTGATAATGATTCTAAAACTTCAGAAACAGTCGTATCGTAGTTAAACTTAGATAGACCTTCAAAGAAGAAATGGATTGCTCTAAATTCAGGCATAGATTTAACAGCTTCCTCTAGTCTAGCAACTGTATGCTTAACTACTGGATCTTTGTAAATTTGTGCCTCTTTGATAGCTTGAATCTTGATAGAAAGACCTGCTTCTTTAGCCATGTTTTGAAGACGGCTTGTTGGTTTTTCTGCCATTTTTTTGAATTTAGCTACCACTTCTTTAATATTCTCGTTTACCAATTCAGTAGCGAATTGATCTAGTGTATTTAGAGAGTTTTCTAAAATCTGATCATTTGCAACCCCCAACATTAGTGAGTTGTTAATTGATTCTAATACTACTTTAGCAGCAATGCTAGAATTTACGCTCGAATTATTTTTGAGCTCGTTAGTTAGTTCTTGTATGAGACCGTTCATTGAAACGCTTGTCTTTTTTATTATTTATCCGTTTTTGATAAGTTTATTTATCTGCTATCGTCTATATTATTTATAGGATAGCCTAATTACTTACGTTATGTTGCATTCCTAAATCCAGCCATCGGGTTGATTGATTTAGAGGTTTCGTCAACCCTTGAGTATCTTACGCTCTTTGAACTAACTATCTTGGTTTTAAGTTTTTCATTCTCGGTCGTAAGATCCGCAATTGACTTGTTTAAAGTTGCAATTGTTTCATACGGGTCATTTAGTAGTGCATTTTTAGCAGCATCATTTGCTCTTAAAATTGCGCCGTAGTCAGAAGAAGCCATCCATTTTCCTGTGTATAATAAAGTTTCGCTTCCGTCTACTCCAATTAATGAAATAAACATTAGCGAGTCAGTCGATTCAAGAATCTGTTTCGCTTGATCCTTAGGTATACGAAAGGCCAGTTTTCCACTAGCTGGTTCCGAGACAGCCGGATCACTTAGTGAATTATATGTATACTTCGAGTCTTTACCGAAGTTAAGGGTGAAAGTTGAAGTGGGATTCAAATTAGCTGGAGTCTGCTCGCTAGGTTTAGCTGGGTTAGCCTCATACACTGAAAACTTAATGTAATTGTCAGTTGGGTCAATTGGTAAAACCATGTCGCCTTGTCCAAAAATTACTTCAGACGTTCCGTTAGTAGCTTTTAGTAGAGCGTTCTTTTGGCTGATTCGAATATTTGCCTGTTTATAAAAAGTCGGAACTGCTACGTTAACTGGTTTGTCTACATACACAATTGATGCAGTTGGCGTAGCTGTTGTTGGTATTTTTTTACCAGTAAATAAGTTACTTATCTCTAAATTCTTTTGAACAATTTTATTATAAACTTTCATAGATTGAGGCTTATCTGCCAGTTCCAATTTAGCTAAGTGCTTTCCATACTTATTTGGATTAAACAGAGACATTGACCCGGTTCTGATTACTTGATCTCCGGTCTTTTTGTTAAGTAACCGTACGATATAGTCGATTGACATTGAAACTGCAAAACCTGCATCCTTTAGAATTGGTCTGTATGATAATGGAACATCAAAATTGTCTTCTTGATAGACTAGAAAATTTCCAGAAGGAGTTATAATACTTCCAACCTGTTCGTATACTTGTAAGTTATGAATTAAGATCCAGTCATTATCTACGCCTTTTGCATTAAGAGTAGATATTAAGTCTTCTGGGAATGCGCCGTTCCATGTTGCAAAGAATTCAATATAGTCTCCATCTATTGCTTCTTGAATAACTGCTCCTAAACTATCAAATTCATTTACTTGCGCAACTGAACCTTCGTAATAATTAACAACGCGGTAGGCTTCATACTGCTCGCCGTTATCTGCAAATAGGTCTTCATATTCAGCTTCACTTAAAGATACGGTGATTGGTGAGTTTTTAATAAAACCAGTACCGTTCGTAATCGCATGTTCAAAGGAAGCTGACCCGAATTGCGTAAAGTCTTCATCTAGATACGAACATGCTGGGACTTTAATATCAATGTACTTATCGTAAATTGTATTTGCTAAGAAAAGCGGTTTATTGTTGAAGGTTAAAAGGTCTTGTGCAGTAACTGAAGTCACTAAAATATTAACTAGCTGGATCTGCTTTAAGTCATTTAATTTTTGGCGAGCTCCTAATATAATATTTTCAACTTCTGTAAAATTGAACCCTGATGCAAAATGGAATCGCATAGTGTCCATGACTAGAGCATTACTATAGCTATTAGATAATTCAGTTTCACTTATTGCTGGATCGTATGCAGTATAAATTGGAATATCAGTTAAGTCAACTCTAATCAGCTTAGATCCTCCAACCGGTACTACACTTAATCCTCTTGAGTTTTTAGTCGTTGCTGCATAGGCATCAGTATTGTAAATCTGAAACAGATCAACATGAGCATTTTCGAGAAAATAATAGTTCGTATTAATTATCTCTGGTGCAGGATCGCCCGCTGGAGTCAACATGTACTCCAATATACAATAGTCAGATAGAGTTACAAACCTTGATGTCATGCGTATTTAATTATTTCTTTAATTTAATTTTCCAGTAGATTCCTCCTTGGATTGAAACTGCTCCGCTTCCAGCATAACCGACTCCGACACTATAAATCTTGTCGGTTTTGGTTTTTAATAATAGAGAAGGGCCTGCAAAATTAACGATATTTACCTTGTCAAATCCTCCAACTACTCCAATGTAAACTTGGTTTTTAGGAAGTTCCTTAACGATTATTTGTTCCTTGATCGTTGTTTTATTTACTTGAGCGGTCCAAAGTCTACCGAGAAGAGAATTCTCAGAGATTGTATCATTTACTACAATGTATCCTAGTGAATCGGCTAATTTTAGAGTATCGATGTAAACGTGCTTTGCATAAAAATCCTTAAGTATAGCGAGTGTGTCTACATCAATTGGCACTACTTGATACACTGGGACTTCATGGTAAATATCTTTACCCTTTCGGTATACAATAGTATCATGAGGTACAATTACCGTATCAATTGTGTGTTTTAATACTTCGTATTTCTTACCATCAATATTGATGATTTCTCCGGGGTTTTTTCCTGAACCGTCACACGATCTCATTAAGACTATTATAATCACTAATGCGATAAGCAATAGAGTTTTAATGTCTAGTTTAAGAAGGGATTTAAACATTTAATTCTTGCATAATTTTGTAGTAATCAGGCTGTTCGCCTGTTTCCTTTACTATTTTATCTATTAGAGTCTTCTCCTTTTCCTTATTTGAATTTAGTGCATGCTCCAACTCAGTTTTTCTAAGCTGAAGAAGATTTGTCATTTTTTCAAGTTCAGATAAACCTGCATTGATTCGGTCGTATTCTGATATGATTTGCTTAATTTCTTTAAAGTGCTTCATGTTATTAGTATCCTAAGGTTACTTTTATTTTTCCAGACATTAGTGCCGAGTATATTGCCTGTAAGTAATAGTCATTGTTTATGCCTGGAGCAATAGCTACTGGCTTAGAGTCAGCAGACTCAGCCTTATTCATATTTCCAGAAGTAGGACTATTAATCGTAGTTTGGTTACGTTGATCAATCTTTGCCCCTTCATTCATAACTGAGGTTGACGAGCTGGTTTGCGGCGAAATTGAAGTTACTGAGTTACTTAAGTTATTAACTGCGTCCGGTAAAGATTTAGATAAGCTAGTTACGCTTTTTTCTAACGTTTTATCTGGAGCTAGCATTTTTTTAACATTTGACGACTCAACTAATTTTGAACTTTTTACTTGAGTTAAGTTATTCGTAACCTCATCGGTTTTAGTATTAGTCGAGTCAGACTTTCCGGTAAGCGTCGAGAGTATTGAACTCTCTAATGTAGATAAATTAGAAGACTCGGCCTTTGATTTTTCAGAATTAGAGGTTACCTTCGTTAGTGAGTCTTTAGTTAATAAGTTAATTGCATCGGCATCCTTCGACCCGTTAGCTAATGATCTAAGCGATTCAATAAGAGCTGAATTGTTAACGATTGAGTTGATCGAGTCGGTCTTGCTCAAATTTTTAGTTAACGACTGTATTGACTCCATTACATTTTTACTGGAGTCTACTAATATATTAGATGAATTCACTGACGAATTTGAGGCAGCTGCTGCTAATTGACTAGGTAAAGAATTAGAAATTGACGTATTATTAACAGTAGTTGTATTAGCTGGAGCTAATTGTAATTGGCTTTTCTCAATCTCAGCAGTTGTGACTTTTCCAGAAGTAGCGTCAGTTGGTTTTACAAGTACCTCAATAGGCTTAAGTTCAATAACTACTGGTTTATCTAAATCTACTGGGTTTAAGTCAACTCCATCAACTGTGGGCGAAGGAGTTTCAATTGGAACTGATCTAACTGAAGTAGTCGCTTGAGTATTTACATTCTTTAAGAGTTCACCTTCGAGTATCGCGTCGCCAGTTGGAGCTTTTTTACTGAAAACTCTATCTAATGCAGCAAGAAGAACTGACTCTTGATCAGTTTCAAAGGCAGAAGAGTTTTCTAGGTTAGTCATTGTGTAATCTTTTTAGTTATTTATTAAAAAAAGAAGGACTTGAGTCGATTAGTCCTCAAGTCCTGTTTGAATTTCAAATGTTTCTTGAACAGATTCTCCAGACTCGTCTACTAGAAATTTAACGTAACTTAAATACTCATAGAACGGTAGAGTGTACAGTTCGGTTATCGATTGATTCAGCTTCACGGCCAAGAGACGGTTTGTCTCAAATAAGTTCATTAAGTCTACCTGAAATAAGGAAAAGATCTTTGATCGTGAAGCTGTCTGACGAAAAAATTGAACTGGATAATTTTGACCCACATTTAGGACAAATTGTTCCGATTGAATTATCTCGTGAAGCTTGCATCATTTCTGAGAACTTTGTAATAAATGTAAATTTATTTAGGTTCCAGGAAAATGATTCAGATTGAATAGATGAATATTGTTCCTGTCCAAACTTTGACCAGTCTTGAATAAGGTATGGTGCAATTTTAATAAAAGATTTATCAATTTGGCGACCAGTTAATTTAGACTCAGCTATTCGTTTACGAAGTCTTTCAATTACACCGAGAGTCGGCATGTACAGGTAAAACGTCTCATTTAACTTCTGGGAAACTACTTCAAAGCATCGATATTCGTCAGAATACCAAACCTCAACTTCTTCAGGAAGATCGAATAGTTGTAACATGTTGCTTCTGACCTTAACGTCATCGCTCCAAGCACCGTCTTCTGAGCAAGTTTGAGTACACGCAATTTTAGTAAATAGCTCATTTTGTCCTTCTGGAAAAGTTATTTCGTGAATTACAAAGATGATGTACAATCGGTCGACTTCTGAAATATCTCTCCAAGTTAACCAGGATTGTCCGCCGTTTACTTTAAAACGTGTACATTTCTCAATTATAAAATTTAGTTTGTCGTCTATGTCTAAGACATCGCTATCGTCGATAGTCGACCAGTGTCGAATCTCAGAAACAGTCGCTGCTCTAACCGTTAACTCAGAGCCTTTAGCGTAGAATAGTCCACGTGACGGTAAATTTTCTAATGGAATGTTTTTCCAAAAGTTATCATTTGCGCCAGAAATGGTCGATTGAATTGGTCCGGCTGAGATAGCTTGGCCTAAACTAGTGACTGGTTTTTCAGATTCAATTGATTTATTGGAGTTATTAGAGTTCTTGCCGTATTTAGCGTCCTCAGATTCAAGGAATGCTTGAACTTCATCCTCTTGATTAAGCGGACGGTCTTGTTCGTTGCCCATAAATAAACAGTTTTTTAGAATTATATCACGAAATCTAGGAAGGTTTTCGCAAGATACGATTTAGACTCATTAAGTCTATTTAAAGTTTCAGGATAAACTTCAATTACTTCCATTGTTTTTGGATCCCTAATGAAAGCTCTGATGGTTTTGTGCTTTTTATCAATTTTGAAAGCTTCAAACTTTCCGATAATATTTTCAGGTTCATGTTTCTTGTTTTTAAAAGTAGAGTTAACCTTAACTCCAGTTAATCTAGAACCCTTTTTGAATGCTTGATTTAAAGCCTTAACATCTTGGACAAAGTCGTCTACTTCAACCTGTTGAGGTCTAGACAAATCGGATAACGGTAAAATACTAATTGCAATACCGTTTGAGAAACCGCTTCTTGATGCAACAAAATTAAAATCGCCCTTCCCATAAAAAGGAAGACCTCTCATTGCTTGCTGTCTCTGACCGAATGTTAAGATTGGCGTCATTATCTACTAAATGTTGTTGGTATACCTAATAGAACCATGTCAGCAGATACTGTTAATTTAGAAAGAGTTGCATAGAAAGTTTCTCCTGGGAGAATTCGTACGTCTACGCCAGATCCTCCAATTCCTTGGTCAACGGTCCATACCGTAACAGTTTGTGCAGTAGTTTGAGGATTGTGAACTCCGAACCATGTATCAGTAAAGTAACCTACTCCAGTAGTTGCATCGGACGCAGTATCTCTAGTACTTTGAGTAGTAAAGACCGGCGTGTAATTTGTACTGTTATTAGCGGTTCCGTGTTTTTTTACAAGTTTTGCAACAATATTGTTCATTTCATTTTAGTATTTTTAGCAAGCACAATTGTTTGGATCAGTGTTGCTTTTTACATATACTACCAAGCCTTTAACCTTAATACTAAAGTCTAGATTTGGATTATGTATCTCTATCTTATTTATCAGCTTAGTTGCGTTAAGAGTCTCAGGATTACTGAACTGTGAAAAGAACTGTGAAATTGGATATGAAATAGACGAACCTGTGTAGTCCGTAATAATTATATCGCAAGATAGAGCGGCTGGCACAATGGCCTCACCGTTTTTATCAAGACTCGGATAGTCGATGTACAAGATACAGCCACGTGCGTAATTTCTGTCATTCTGTAGTAGATAATACGCTGGGCTTGAAGAAGTTCCTGCTGGAATTGCTGTAAAGTATTCTAATGGATTTGATACAGCTGGATAATTAGTGGGAGTAGTTACGTTTGCTTGGTAAGTTGGAATTATTGAATCTAGTGAATTATCATAGATCACTAAAGTTTCGCCAGGGTTTCCTCCACATACTTCAAAATCAATAGATTGACTTCCGTCTACTGGATATAGAAATTTCTCTAAATCACAAAAACTTGCTTCAGATTTTCCATTGTTAAAAATCTTAAAACAACGATCTAGTAATTTTAAAACCTTTTTAGTAGGATCGCCCGCGCATAGATTAGCAAATGAATTGTTAAATCTTTGGGCAATCGGATCGTCTTGAAATTTAATGTATGACATTCATGGTTGACTTTTTTAAATAACGTCGCTAAATAATATTCCACTTTTGTGTGAAGTAAGGCCTCTGGCTATTTTATCATCGATTGACATTTGTATATCTTTATTATCTACCTGTGTTTCAGTTGGAATTTCTTCAATTTGACTTGGAGAAATCTCTACTTCATCCGTGATCACGTCTTCTTCAATTACAACCGGTTCGGTTTCGTATACTTCTTGCTCGCTAGCAGGAAAAGTCTCAATTTTTTCCAAATCCTCAAACAGATCATCCGATGGTATCTCAATTGCTTGAGTAACAGCGTCAGTAATTTGTGGATTTACAGGATCACCTACTATATCATTTACGGTATCATTTACGGTATCAGCCGGTTTAATGTAGTCAACTAGTGATTTAATGAAGCCTAATGCAACGATTGGTAGAATTGCTCCACTAACAATTGAAAGTACTCGTTTTTGGTATATCAATTCTTCTTCAACTAGGCCAAATAATTCAATCCATCCTTGAAAATCCTTAAGGTGAACGTATGTGTAATAGGTATTTCCCATTGCCTGCATTGCAGTTAATAGAATAAAAAGAGCCCAAACAATTCCCTTATTCATCTTATCTAATGTGATAATTGATGCAAGAGAAGCTGCTGCTCCTACCTCAAATGCGATTGCTAGGCTAATTGCTAACCATGGTGGGTTAGACATACTAAAGAAATCAATAACGTGGATTGTTGAAATTACTGATACTAATAAGTATAGAGTAACAAACGTCCCAATAATAAAGATTTTTGTTGCTTTGCTTGACATTACTTAGAATTTCTGATTTTTTCTATTTCTAAATCGTATTGGTTCATACGATCATCAGGTCTAACCGTTGTTCTAATAACTGAATTCCAGTCGTATAGTGTACGTTTGGACGCTTTTAAACCTTCAACCTCAATCATTTTCTTAAGATCTGAGGTATACACTGAATCAATTCTTTGATTCATTAGCTTTTCCTGTTTTTCAACTTTTGCAATTTTACTTGAATTATTGCACTGTTGTACCATTAGGATTAACAGTAATCCAAGTACAATTTTCTCAAAATGTAATTTAATGAATTTCATAAAAGTTATTTCTTTTAGTTATTTATTTACTTTCCGTTAATAATTTGAAGAGCCGACTCTTGTATTTGGCTGATGTTATTAACTAAATAGCCAATGTAAGTTATTCCGAAATAGGCGATTAGGGCAAACCCTAGGACTCTTAATAGATTTGAAAATTTGAATTTAGAATCGTATTTAATTAGAATTAAGAACGCGTAATACTCATCTGTTTTAATTCGAGTAGAGGACACATTAATTATTTCAACTAAATTATGATCGGCGAATCGACCCTGTATTTTAGAAACTGACTCAAATACTCGACTTTTCTCAAGATCAGCTAGATCACCAGTCGCTAACAGAGTTTCAGGTTCAAGATTAAGAACATAATAGACACGTCTCAATAAGTCAGTTCTGGCATTCAAATCCTTAAAAAAGTTTTGAGTTTCCATCTTCTTTATCTGCTTTCTATAAAAGACATAATTATTAAGGTCCTTGATAATGTCCTTAGCCGAATTAAAGGCAATGACTGGATTTATAAAGTTTAATAGTTTCATAGTTAAAAGTATTCAGTTAATCGGTCTACCATTTCCGGATTTTTAGTTAAAACAGCTTCCTTTAACATTTTACGAGCTTTTCGTATTTTGGTTTTAACTGTATTTAGATTCATTGCATATTTCTCAGCAATTTCATTACCTCGCATGTGATGTAATTCCTTGTCAATTAGGATAAATTTTTCAATACAGTCAGGGAGCCCGTTTAATTCAGAAGTAGTCATGGTGTAGAGAGAGTCCATGTAAATCTCTTTTTCGAAAGTACTTACTGACTCGTCTGGTAAATTTAGAGGTTTTGCTAAATTGTCAATGCTGGTTGCGTATTGAACTTTTAACTTATGTTGGTGGAGTAGGGCTTCGTTTTTAGCGATAGTATAGATCCACGTAGTGAACCTATAACTATCGCTGTATGAAGCAAGTCCCTTAAAGATTTTAAATAGCGTATTATGTAAAACCTCATCCGTCTCATCTGGGTCATTAAAAAACTTCCAAATGAAGTATTTTAGTTTGGGATACATTATTGAAGCTAGTCGATTTCTGTCTCTTTCCGTGTATTTGCCAGATTTAATAAGCTCCGCAAGGCTCTGCATTTCGTCATTTAGCTGCTTGTTAATTAAGTCGTACGCGCTCATCAAGTATTTTAGTTAAAAGTGTTTGGGATTATTTGCTTTCCATTTCTCGTATCGATCCGTGATCTGTATTAAAATCTTATTTCGGACAATATCCTCATCTCTAAATTGGTGAATAGCCAATCCATTAATCCCATTTAATAGAGAAATAAACTCCGGTAAAGCTACTTTACTCTTTGCGATGTCATATTGGCTAACATCGCCACAAATTAATACTTTTGAATCTTTACCCATTCGAGTAATGAAAAGCATAAGTTGTTTGAAATCAGCATTTTGTGCCTCATCCAATATCATTAAACAATTATCGAAGGTTGCTCCTCTCATATAGGCAAGAGGTCTAAATTCAATAACTCCCATGGCTTCAAGCCATCCCACATTATTCGGATCATTTAGTAATTTTACCAAATTTGATCGATAACTTTCCATAAATGGATCAATTTTATCCTTTATTTCGCCAGGTAAAAACCCAAGCTTCTCGCCGGACTCTTGAATCGGTTTTGAAAGAATAATCTTTTTAATTTTTCCGCCCATGTAAAGCTTTAGTGCGGCTAGGCAAGCAGTAAACGTTTTACTGGTACCAGCTGGGCCGTAGCAAAACGTAATGTCATTCGAAATAATCTTGTCTAGATACTCTCCTTGCGAATTTTTTAAACTGATTTGACGTAAGTCTTTTTCATTTAACTCAATTTTTGTTATTTGCGGTTTTTTCCTAACTTGTCTTTCTGCCATTTGATTTTGTTTTTTTATTTGGAGACTGAATCTTGGCCAATAGAGTTTGACACTTTGAGCAAGACTCGTAGTCTTCAATCTGTTTGTAAAAATTTAGTGCTTTAGTTAAGCAGTCTGGCCAATCTTTTTCTTGGGCAATTACATCGACCTTTTCGTCGATGATAGTTAACTCTCGAATAAAGATTTTAGGTAGTTTACTTTCGTGAGCTTCTTGAATATGAGAAACTACTATATCGAATATTTGTTTCTTGTTTCCTTCGTAATCGAAGTTGATTAGCATGTCGTATCTCATCCGCCATTATTGTTATTTCCGTAAAACTGAGAGAGTAAATTACGGTATTGGTCAACCGTATTTTCATCAAACCGTTTAGTTGCTCCAGGTTTTTTTATTGCTGGAGTTGCATTTAATTCTCTAAGAGCCCCATAATCATATCCGTTTGAGGAACTAATATAGGTTTCTCCAAGAAAATCGGCGTACACTTTTTCCAAGTAGTCTTTAGGTAATCTGTCAAGTTCTTCATTAACGAGTTCCCAGAAATTCGGAGATTCAAAGAATGCTGCAGTTGAAACGCATGTCATTGCCAAGTCGTCATTGCCGTTTTGGCTTCTATATGTTCCATTTGAAGATTTTCCAAATGCACCAAGTTCATGAACTGTTTTAAATTCGTTAGGAAGAATTTTATTAACTGCGGCTAGGTACTTGAAACGTTCGCAATATTTTGATTTATTCGTCTCAGTCATCTTTAAACCGGGTTTCCAGTTAGTTGAAGAGATTGTATGTTTTGAATGTATTAATTGGCCGGGCCAAAAAAGTTCGTTCTGCTGTATTTTGTCCATTACATAATCCCCTTTATGGTCTAACTCAATTAAGAGTCTGACTTTTTCAGGATTAAACAAGGAGTACGTTAAGTATTCCAGAACATTAGTGAATTCATTAATATCCTTTTTATTTGATCTGAACGAGGCTACTTGAACCAGTCCAAAAAAGTCGCCTTCATTTTTAATAAAGTCCTTAACTTGGTCAAGCATTCGATACGGTAGAGCAGTCAATTTAAAAATATTAATAACTGAGTAATCACGACCTACGCCAGACGCGGTATCGACTGAGAATATGTACATATTACCGTCATTGCGGATATCATCAGGGGTTAACTTGCTAAAGTTAGGATGAACTGAGAAGCCATCTAATAGATTCATATTGTCTGGAGCTTGCGCCCATTCTGGGGTGACGTATGTCGTCCTGAACGTAAATATCTTTCTAAGATCCTTGGAAGGCAGTAATAGTTTATCCGAAGAGAAGAATTGCAGCCCGTATTCCTGATTAAAATCTTCTTCTGATCCTAGGTTGGCAATAGTCATCTGCTTCCATGCGTCGTCTCTGCCTGGAACTTGCCACCAGTCAACTCGTAGCGGAACGTAAGTATTATCCCCATTCAGTGCATCCATGTAGATTTCGTAGAAACGGTTCATTCCATTCGGAGTGGATGTTATAATAATCTTGGAATTTGAGGAGGCTGAGATCGTCGGATAGATTGCTCGATAGAAGAAGTCCAAGTAAGATGGATTAATATGGGCGAACTCATCAATGTACAGTACGTGAATTGTAAAACCAATACCTGTATTTTTCGTAGTTGTTCTACCGATCAAACGACAGCCGTTGTCGAACTTAAGTGACATTACGTTATTTGAAATACATCCAGGTTTTAGAAAGAACGGTAAGTTTTCAAGTACCGATTTAATTTTATCTAATACCTCTTTAGTAGTTGATGCAATATTCGCTACAGCTAATACGTTTTTATCAGTATGAAAAATTAGGTACCATGCAATAAATACACCCGACATTACAGTCTTACCGATCTGGCGACTTGCCATTAGGCAGTTAAAGCGATTATTCTTAAATGATTTAATAATCTCTTCCTGATAATCCCTTAGTGTAATTTGTTGAATTCCGTCTTCCGTCATTACTTGGGCGTATTTGGAAGCGAAATAAACTGGATCAGCTTTACACTTCTTTAATTCCTCAAGCTCTTCGGGTGTGTATTCAAAAACAATATTAGCTTTTTTCCAAACTGGATCATTGTCCTTAAAAGGAGAGTTTCGGATTGTCTTAATATCAATTACCCCATTTTCAAAATCATCGAGTAATTGTTGTATCTTAACGGTTGTCCAAATTGCGCTATTCTCTTGATCGAGATTGGACAATTTCATTTGGGTTCTACCGCCGCTGTTTGCTATAAAATCTTTCATATTAACGAATTGACGTCTCCAGAAAAGTCTTCACCATCTTCTTCCTCGATGATTACGTTAGATAATCCTCTTTCCAGCATGACTTCTGTTTTTTTCGATGGATGAGTTAGGTGTCGAGAATCTGAATCGTCATCTTCTATCTCAATTGCGTCAATTTCTTTAATTAAATTTTTTGTACCTGCGGTTATGTAATAGTCAGATGTGCTGGTAGGAAGGGCTCGACTGGTAGTTCCACCGCCGGATTCTCTCTGTTCAACATCTTGATTTACTTTCTTATACGTATCCTCTAGGAATAGCATGTAATTTGCTTGAGTTTTTACAACTGAGGTTAACTTGTCCTGTAATTGCCCAAACACCTCAAACAGTCTAGGGTGAGTGTTTCCTTGATTAATTTCTTCAGCAATTTTTTCAATTGCCATTCTGATAGTTTTTAACTGAAAGAAGATATTTTGAATACTTGAATTGTCTAGGATCTGTTTCTGCTTTACGTATTCATGTTTCTCAAGTACGCCAAGATCGACGTAGAACTTAAGCATTGAATTTGTGATATTCTTTGCCTGCTTTTCAAATTCAGAATTCATTTCAATAAAGTCTAATGGAGGAGCTGCTGCGATTTCCGCAAGCTGATCGTCTATATTATCTTCATCGTGATTTGGTCCACCTGAATAGGTGCTCAATAGAGACTCAAGCTCTCCCTTGATTTGAGCCTTCTTTTCTTTGGAGAATACTGGTCCAGCCATACATTAGTTTAGTCGATTTTCATTCTTATCTAGCGCTGGATTAGCGAAGATCTTGATTTGCTTAACTGCCTCAATATGCTCATACATATAAGCTTCTAAATAGGCAATGAACTCATCTAAGACTGGATTTGCTCCAAACATTTGATTCGAAAGGACTCGCTTCATTAGGGCATCTTTGTATTTGTAACCTAGATGAAGACGTTGGTCTTTTCTATTATACACTGTTTGGTATAGAGAGTTTCTTATCATAGTATGCCAGTATTTTTACGAACTACTTGTGCTTTAATTTGAATATTTAATGCACCTAATCCAGTATCGGAAAGGCCTTCAGCGTATGAGTTTCCTTGGCTGTCTTTCCAACCTCCTCGTAATACTGGGAATTCGTCTAGCCCAATAACAATATCGTTAAAGTCGTCAAGTCCAATAATCGAAGTAGAAGACGGGTTGGTTATTTTATCAAGCTCGTTAAGTTCACTTACGACATTAACGTTAACTGAGTCAACTCCATTAATTGCTTCAATTACTGAAATAAGATCACTCTTTGGTACACGGTCATGTCTTTTTAATTTAATAAAGTAGTTACCGATGGCGTCCGCTATATCAGACTTAACAATGTCAGTAGAAACATCGTCAAACATAATGATACTTACGTTTAGTGCGTACCTACTTATCTTAGGATCAAGTATTTTTAGATCAGACGAAATCATTTTTGTACCTGATTTTTCAATGTACTTCATTAACTCATTTTTCTGGAATGTTGTTAACTTAAAGTTACTTAACGGTAAGTTAAAGTAGTCAGTTCCATTATTAAACATTTGAGATACGTCTGGCACTAGGAATAAGTTAATCATTCTGGAATCTAGAATATTACCGTTTGCGTCCTGATCAAGGAATACTTTTATGGTTGAGAACATTTGCATCTTCTGCAAAAGAACTTCATAGTTATCAATATTTACTAGGGCAAAATTCTTTGAGGCTTTTGGCGCAATTAGTCTAGTTAAGTTAGGATCCTCCGGGTCAACTCCAAAATTTGGAGGACTTACTGTTACGATTGAAAAATAGTCATTCATTAAGATTTCTTCCCCAATTGGAGAGAATCCAGTATCAGTAAAAGTAAATTGTACTTGTCTTGGGTCGTCTACTTTTACGTTTCCGAAAGCGCCGTCCGTATTTAAGTATTCAACGACGATAGTTGATCCAGTATTAGGAATCTTTCCAAATGAGCCGTTTCCAAAATAGATGTCTAATCCATTTGTAATACCGGTTTTAGCAAGAAAGCATTTTCCGCCTCTTGGCATATCCAAAAGAGACTCGTATTTTTGCCATTTTTCACCATTTATATAAACGTTTACCATGAAATTATCTAGGTAAAAATTGTTAGGAGCTCCCATTTGATAACTCTCAAAAGGAATTCCCTTTGCCGTAAATGTTTGTGATTCGATTTGACCTTGTCTAATACTAAAAATAGCAGGAGTTTCTGTTCCAGTCAAGGCAAGTCTAACCTCTTCTTGCGTTAACTCAATTGCGTAAGTTAAGCCGTTATTTGCACAGGTGATTCTAAATAAATTATTGATTACGACCTTTGAGGCAGTAGGCTTTATTCCAGTTTTTCTGATTACTCTAATTTGACCAGTTGCACCGACTGCTCTGCTTGGATTGTGTCCAGCTAGGGTAGCTAGTGAATAGATTGATGAAACTCTACTTGCCTCATTGATATTTAGCTCTGTGATTGAATCTTCAATGTAATAAAAGATAAGTTGACTCAAGTTCTCAACTACGATCAATAACTGACCGAATGGAGAAGCCGCGGTGAATACTGAGCGACTCTGTTTAAAAGTAGTTTGTAAGAACTGGATACTCTCACTAAGAATATCGCGAACTCGTATGCGAAGACTGGTGAACAGCCTGAGGTTTGTATTTTGATTAGTAAGACCTGCCATTTAAAGTGTGACTTCTTTTAGGTTATTTATCAGTTGAGTAAAACGTTTATGAAGGGAAGCCTTTTGATAAATAAAGGAGTATAATAACATTATTATGGGGATGACCGGATTTGACAGGAATTATCGGTTACACCTGCACGCCGAGGAAGATGCTAAGACTCGTTAAAATGTATTAAAACTATAAGTGGCAACACTAATTTCTGGAGTCTAGTTAACGAAAGCGTTAACGCTCCTGTTACTGAAGAGCTTTTAGCTGCATAAGTGACCAAGCGGCAACTGCTTGACTAACCCAAAGTTGCAAAACCAGCATGGCGTAACGGCCAAGTCGAACCGTTACCGACTTTAGCTTTAAGTCGTTAAAGAATAAGATATTTGGTCCAGTTAGAAAATGGGACTAAGCGTGTAAACGAAGGTCTAATTAGAGGTTTTTTGGACGAGGGTTCGAATCCCTCCATCTCCACCACTTCGTAAAAGCCAGTCTCTAGGGATTGGCTTTTTTGGTAATGGTAGAATTGAATAATGTCTGATAAATAATTAGAAATTCAGTTTTACAATAAATGGCAAATGGAGTAAAGTATTCTACTGGCTCAACCCCAGCAGGTTGCCTTAGAAAGGGCAATATGTTACTCGCGGTCGGGCAGCAAGATTACGGGACGTCCTTTTATTCGGGAGTTAATCCACCGGCTGGCGGATACACGATTTACGTTAATAAGGCAACTTCTGGTCCAAGCATACACTGCCCTCGAACTGATGCTGAACTGATTAGATTAACTAATCAAATCGCTGGAGCAAATTACACAACAACAAGTCAGTGCTTTAGCTATTTAGCCTCGCAATCGGATAAGATAATAGTCGATTTAGCGTATCCTGATATTGCGACCTCTGGTTTACTTTTAAAGTTAGACTCAAGTTTTACAGCGTCATATCCTAAAACTGGAACTACTTGGTATGACATAAGCGGAAATAGTTCAAATGGAGTAATTTATAATGGCCCAATATGGAATTCGAATGGGTATTTTGAATTTGATGGGATCGATGACTATGTTGATACAAATAAAACTTTTCAATTTACTAGAGACAGTCAATTTTCAGTTTGTGGATTTATAAACATTAGAGATCATAAATCTAGAGCAAGCGCTGCTGCTGGTATTATAGGAAAGGGCCATTGGTACTCTAATAGTTGGGATGTTTGGTTAAGTAACGATAATCGAATTTACTTTGAAACTAATGGAAATAGTAATCCAAATAACGTTCATTTCCTATATAGTGATCCGTTAACAATAGACCGCTGGTATTTCTTCACCGCTATATATGAAAATGGTAGGAAACTTCTCTATCTCAACCACTCTCAATATGAAAACTTTGATGGAGGAGTCGGTGATTTCACGAACAATAATTCTGTATTAATTTCTAGGCGATATGATGACGTATATAGAAGCTTAATGGGATACGGGGCTAACTACTCAATATACGATAGGCAACTAGAGGAAACTGAAGTATTTCAAAACTATTACGGTGGAAATATTGCGCTAGACGGATTAGTCTTATCCGTAGATGGTGCAAATATTGTTTCTTATCCCGGAACCGGTTCTACTTGGTACGATATGACTCAAAGTGAGTACTCTGTTACTAATTGCAATATACAAAAGAGTAAAAATAACTACTATTCCTTATGGAGTAATGGAAATGACGCTGATGTTGCATCTTCCCCAATTCTAAACAATGACTATCATTCGGTAGAACTTCTGCTAATGTTTAAAGGCTCAGCGACCTATCCAAACGGATACACTGGCAGTTGGGAACAATTTTTCGGTTATTTCAGCGCAGGCTCAGATCGATCACCGGGCGTTTGGAGATTTCCGTCAGCTAGACTAATACACTGGCAATACGCTCCAGGATTCAACGGTCCTAATTTTGGAAAGAACTCAGCTAATGATGAGTTTGACCTAAATACTTATTATCATATCGTTGTAACAAAAGAAGGAGGCACCGTTAAAACTTACATAAATGGCGTTTTAACAAACACAGTCGGCGCCTCAAATCCTAAAACCGCAGGAGACTCGATTATCAGATTTTTTGACTATTACTCAGCCGATTTAATGGAAATTCAAGTATGCAGAATATACGAAAGAACCATATCTCAAGACGAGGTCTCTCTTAATTATGCAGCAGTAAAAAATAGAATGTAATAAAGATGGAACAAGTATATGGAAATTGTGCAGAATGTGAAACAAACGGGCCATTGGATAATCAAGGTTTGTGTTCGATTTGTGGTACTAAAGACAAATAATCATTTATAATAAATGCCAAATCTAATAAAATATTCAGTAGGTGCGACACCAGTAGGTTGCCTCAGAAAAGGCAATATGCTGATCGGCAATAATACAGCCGATTACGGGTCGACCTTTTTTAATGGTATCGATCCACCGACTGGAGGTTATACGATCTACTTGAATAAAGCATCACAGGGACCAAGTATTTACTGCCCAGAGAATGATGCTAAATTAATTGAACGTACTAACCAAATTGCTGGAGCTAGTTATACGACAGTTGCTCAATGCCTAGCCTATTTTGCTGGGCAAACAGATAAAATCGTGGTTAAGTCGAACTATGAGGGAATAGTTACTAGTGGGTTAGTTTTGAATTTAGACGCTGGTTTTTTACCGTCATACCCAACCACCGGAACTACTTGGTATGATGTAAGTGGAAATAATTCAAATGGAATATTGACAAACGGCCCTACGTTTAGTTCCGCAAATAGCGGTACAATTGTTTTTGATGGGACAAATGACTATGCTGATTTTATTGCACCAGGCTTAGGGACTACGACTACCGTAGAGATGTGGTGTAAAATCGGAGCGGCATACAGCGGTAGAATGTTCTTCGGTTGGGACCGTTATGATGTTTGGTGCGGTAGCGGTACTTTAGGATTCAATACGGCAGCAAGCGATGTTTATGGTATATCAGCATCCGCAGTTTCGGCATTAGGCTTAGTTAATAATTGGAAACATTATACTTTTGAAATGCGAAGTGATGTTGCATACACCAACAATAAAATTTATATTAACGGGGCTTCTCAAACACTATCGCAACAATTATCTTCTGAAAATGCTAGTGTTAGAAACTTTAATAGTGGTAACGGTAGAATCGCAATATGGAGGGCTACTGAAACATCATTTCAAATGCCAATGGAATGTGCTATATTTAAAGTTTATAATAGAGCATTAACTCAAAATGAAATAACTCAAAACTATAACACAACAAAGGCTAGATTTGGACTTTAATACACAACTAAAAATAAAAAAATAAAATAAAACAATAATGGCAGAACAATACGAAGACCGAAGATTTGTTATCTTTAATGTTAGCGAACTATCAACAATTGATTTTGATCAAGTATTTGAAACTTCAGCGGACACCGTTCGAAAGTCAGTTAACGGGACTTTGACTTTTGTAAAATACGACTTGCCGATGCCTTCATCAGTTACGGCATTAACTAGCCGATCACAGGAGTACACGTTTTCGCAAATCGTACCTATCTTGGCAACCTCGGCTTGGACAGATAGTTCAATAATGATACCGTAATCATACTCTAAATAAATAACTGTATGAAGACACTTAATACTGATGACATTTTCTTAAGAAATTTAACCATTGCTCTGCTTGATCTGCTTAATGGTGAAATGGAAATGAGCTTATCCCGTGAAGATCACAAGGACACTTTCAAGGTTCCATTCGTTTATAATTACGGAACTGACGAGGGATTCCTAAAGGATTTCTATATTGGACTTCCGGATAACTGCCGAATTCCGGTAGCTGAAGGAACCTATGACATTATCCCTAGAGGAATCGTTACTCTTTCTAGTTTCCAGGTAAAATCATCTGACATGACTAACAAATTTGTTAGAGGTAGTTTTACTGAAACTGAACGTGGATCAAACGATCAAAATATCTTAACTGGATACTCTGCTCAACTCTTCTCTATTCCATTAGCGGTTAAGTTCGATGTAAAGATTATATGTGATAACTTAAATAAAGCATTTAAAATCGCTGAAAATATGTTGACAATTAACTACTCAAACCGGGTGGTTTACTTTCAATACAATGGAGTTAGGATTCCAGCTCAACTGCAATTCCCTGCATCAGAAACAATTGATAAACAGTACAAATTCAGCTTAACCGATAGTAACAAAATTAATATTACTCTTTCAGTTGACGTTGAGACCTATTTACCGAGCTTCGAAAAGACCTCTAAACGTAAGAGCTCAAATGTAATGGAGCGAATTAACGTAAACCGTAAAATTGACGGTGGAGACTTAACGGTTGGTAGCGGTTGGACTGATCAGAATAGTTAATCAAAGTCTAATTCTAAATCGAAATTGTAATACTTAAACGTTGCAGTAAACGTTGTGAATTGTGGAGTGATTGATGAATAAGATAAATTCATTTCACTTAATGACGTTAGCATTGGTCGATTGAAAATAATCGAAGAAACTGCATAACCTTCATTGTTTAGAAGAGTCAGCCTGATTGGCTGAAAGAACGGGTGATTTCCATTTGACATTGCTGGCACGGATAGTGCTTGGCCTAATGAATTTCTTCCAGTATTTTCAGTAGAAACATTGGCTGGGTCCAAGTAGTTAAGAGCATTATCTAAAAAGATAAAGTAATTCAAATACGCGTCTGTTAACTTAAACGTCACCTTTAACTCTCTAGTAAATTGATCAGCTATTGGTTTTGAGCTCTGTAATTCTTGAGTTTTTCCAAGTGTCCTAGTTTGAGTAGGAAGAACTGAACTAAATCCTGGAAAGTTTACACTTTGCACAGTGGATGCCATAAAGTCCGGAAGAGACTTGTAAGGTAGCAGCAGATTTCTGTAATATTTACTGTACTTCTCCTGTACAGCAGAATTAAAGAAATCTGCTGGAAAGTTTATAAAAAAGCTGTTCTGTCTAGAATTAAGTATCATATAGAATTATCTATACGAGAATTTTCTTAAGTTCAGCGATTACTTGTTCGCTAGTTATCAATTTAGAACACTCAAATTGGCGACTAGTTCCTTTATGATCAGGGCACCAATTCCAGTCTCCGGCATCAAGTCTCAAACGATTGGCACAGCCTGAGCATGCACCAGCCGGGGCAGCTAATTTAACAATTCCATTATCAGGTTCGTTGTAGGGTTCAGTAAATCCAGATACTTGAATGGTTGGGACGTTTGCTGCCCACGCTAACCAAGTTAAGCCGCTGCTTATTCCAATGAATGCTTGACACTCAGATATGTTTTTAACAGCCTCCTCGATTGAACCTTCCGGTAACTTAGCGGCTCCGATTGGATGGCTATTTCCCATATATCCATCGTGTTCTCTTGACATAATGACTGGTTCATATCCATTTTGTAATAACCAGTCAGTAACCTCCTGCCAGCCATTTGGATTGTTCCAATATTTGGCTTGAGCAGTTCCGTGAATTCCTAAACCTACTTTTTTAGTGACAGTAGATCGGTCGTATGTTTTAATTAAAGGCTTGATTTCAGTGTAGTCTAATCCTAAAATATCAGCAGCAGTTCTCTGTAATGGACCCAACTTAAAATCTCTAGGATTCATTGCTGAATCGAACACTTCGTTATTATTGTACCATCCGATTTTATACATTGCATAAAGGCCTGTTATACTGGAACCGGGTGCAACTAATTCGATTTCCGGATATTGCTCAGCAAATAAGTTATTCCAAAAAGTAGAGCAAACAACTTTACAATTATGTTTCTTTCTGAATTCTTCAACGTAAGGGAACCATGCTAAATTATCACCTAGCGCCTTAGAGTCAAGTGAAATATAAACCTTCTTTCCAGCAATATTATAATTAATTTCTTCAATGACTTCGCTGTTCTGATCAAGTATTTGAATTTTCCAATCTTTAAAGTATTTAGAGTAGGTTTTTGCCCAAGTTTTATTACCTAGAGTAGTTAAAAATTCTTCTGAACCAGTTACATTATTTATGAATTTAACTGGGTACTTAAAACTTGATGATGTTTCGATTTCAACATAGGCTCCATCCATAAAATTATAATAAACAGTTGGACTCTCTGCGTCTGAGAAAAGGGTTAATCGATTCATTACGATAAATTCAGATAGGTCGTTTTGTAAAAACTCAGAATAAACGCTCTTTCCTAAATAATTAACGGTTGCCGTTAATCCCTTTTGGTATTTACCTAGATCAACTAATGAGTAACCGTCTTTCTGTAAGGTTACGAATTTTACAAATTTACCGTATCTAACTTCCAGTAAATAGTCGCTATCTGCTTTTTCTTCGTGAAATCCTGAAATTAGGTGTAGGTATAAATTTCCATTATCACTCGCAGCTGGATAGATTTGGAATTTACCATCATCTCTTAAGATACCGTCTCTATTCCAAACAGCTTGAGTATTTAATTCGTTTGAGTTCGCAATATACTCGGTGTGACCTATGTTAGTTGTAAATTTTCTTAAGTATTCAAGAAATACTCTCTCTAACTGCCAGCCCTTTGGCTTATTTGTAAAGTATTCGCGTTTTGTTTTTATTTGATCCATCATCTTAACGGCGATATCCGTCTTTATCGAAAAGATGAAAGTTGCCATGAAAGGCGACAATTGAGTGTCTACACTTGAACCTTCGTGATATTCATAGATAATAGCATCATGCAATTTTGATTTTTCCAAGAAGGCTTGTCTGTATTGGAATGTATCGATTAGGTTATCGTATTCCATGAAGTGAATCATTTTCTTTCCTAGGAATTTACAGAAATTAAAAGCAATCGTCATTGATGTCCATATTGCATAATCATGATGGTACGGCATTGCATTGTCAACTTGATAATCTGCAAATCTGGTCCATCTACCGCTTGATACTGAATGATCTTCAAATTCTGAATTTAAAAGTAGTGGATTTTCTTTATCAAAGATATAGTAATCAACCAATTTTTGAATTTCAGGCTTTATTGCATAGTGAGATACTAATAGGATTGGGATACCTGCAAATTCTCTAAGTTTTGAAATACACTCAATTAGGTCCTGCTCTTTTTCTGGAGTATTAGGCCACGTGTCTAAAACAAAAATGTCATCCTTATATTCTTCGGAAATAATAATGGATTCTGGAGTAGGCTTATTATAGAGTTGGTCATTCTTAATTCCGCCCTTTACTCCAAAGAAATAGAGATCTCCAGGATGAGCTGTATATTCAAAGACTCCGTCTGGAAATGCTTGCTCAAAACCTTTAACTTCACGAATGGCCGCTTCAGTTAAATTCTTATAATAGTCAGACCATTCTTCTGAAATATTCGCAAGCAGTGGAGCGGCTGAACTGCCGTCTGATCTGCGAGTTCCGTGTTCAGGTCTACCAGTTGAAGCACATGTAAAAATGAATGCTCCTCCAGGTTTTAGCATTCGGATAATATTCTGTAGCGATTTCTCATAGAACATGTCGTGTTCAAATACTTCAGTTGAAATAATAAGATCAAACTGTTCGTTTGGTGCATCGTATAGATGAGCGACTTGAATAACGTCTACGTTTGGACCTTCACCTACATCTAATCCAATATAGTTACAATCGGTTAAGAAGAATCGGTTATTTCCATTAATATCAAGAGATCCGATATCTAGGACCTTTTTTCCAGTGAAATACTGCGGAAATACTTCACTCATTTTTTTACAAAATTCTTGCTGTTGAGGATGTGCCATTTGTTAATTATCTTTTTGTTATAATAGTTATACCGTTTAGGAAATTTACAGATTCAATATCTGTTCTGATTTCCAAACCTTTTTCTTTTGTTTGTTTAGTTAGGAAGTCTTCTCTTCGTGCATGAACGTTCCAAAATTCTTCCTGCATTTGACCGTTAAAGTTAACATCGTCTACTAGCTTTTTGCAGAATTCAATTGACGAACCTGGATGCATAAAGCCGCCTTCCCAATCTTCCCAATACGAAGTTGAAGTATCTTCAATAACGTAGACTCCTTCAGGTTTTACGTAGTCAATTAGATTATTAAATGAGATAATTACATGTCGATTGATATGTGAACCGTCATCAAGTACCATATCAAATGGTCCCCATTTTTTAGCGACCCAATTTAAGAACTGAGGATCGTCTTGTGAACCTATTTCAACAAAAACATTTTTACTAGAGTCTTCGTATTGTTTACATGAAGGTTCAATATCAATTCCTATAATTGTTGCATTTGGATAGTATTCTCTCCAAGTCGAAAGAGATTCTCCGTGAAGAACTCCGATTTCAAGAATGGTTAAAGGTTCTAATCGATTGAACGGTAACCATTTTTCGTACTTTTCACAGTAATTGTGAATTTCTGAAGATTTGTCTGTGCCTTTAGACTTGGCAATAGTATTTAGTGATCTCATATAAGAGTATGGGTTATTTCCAAAAGTAGATTAATTGTAGTGCATTATTGTAGCCGCACATTAGCATGTAAGAATTAAAACCTAGTTTATTTAGTCGACTAACGAAATTGTTTCTAAGGTCTTCATTAAACCCTAAGTGTTCGTGATGGTACTCTACTGCGATATTTCTGATCTTTGATAAATTCTCATCGCTTATTCCATTTAGCGCAATAATTTCAGAGCCTTCAATATCTACCTTTAAAAAGTCAATTCGGTCGATTAATTTATTCTCCAGAATGAAATCTAAGGTATATAAGTTTACGTCGTATTGGGTCTGTAATGGATCTTTATGATGCCATAAGTTAGATCCCCCTAGGTGAGAACTTTCAGTAAGAGTTAAGGTTCCCAAGTTATCAGCAATTGCTGCATTAAATAGGACCGCATTTTCTGGAGCATTCTGTTTTAAGATTTCAAAGTATCGACGATCAGGCTCGAAAGTTACAATTTTACTTGCGCCCATGTGATATGCATATCGGGTAAAGATTCCAAGATTACCGCCCAAATCCACAACAACATCGCCGGGTCTAACCTTAACTTCTCCATGTTCGTAATCTTTTAGATTATAGATCTCATGATAGATTGCGTAATCCCAACCGTATTGATGAGCAATATCCATTGTTCCTCCTGGTACATCTTTAATTGAGCCAAGATTTTTGATTTCATTTTTACCAACAAAGAAGTATTCAGTATCGTGGAAGTTTTTATCACGCTGAGTCTCGATATAGTCTGTCATAACCGTTGCGAATCCAAGATCTTTATTTCCATGAAAGTAGAGAATATTTGATTTATCTTTAGGTACGAATTGCCAGCCGAATATTTTTCCAAAGTTCTTTGGGCCAGAGTCTCTCCAAAACGAGATAAAGTGTTCCATTGCTTTGCCAGTTGTTCCCAATAAGTCGCCGTCCCATTCTGAGACATCAAAGTTTGAAATTGGCAAAAATGTCGTAAAATTGTGTTTACTTCTCAAGTAATTATCGAGACCTTCATCGTTCCATTGTAGTAATTCGTCGTATTGGTCAAGCGGTGTTTCTTTGTACATTTTAAGAATCTCATCAAAGAACCAGGTACACTCTTTATTGTAGACGTACATGCAAATATGAGCCTTTGTAAATAACCTCTTGACACCATCTCGGTCGCAGATACTTTGGTTAAATAATTGTCTTCCACGAAGTCCGTCTTTTCTGGTAAAGAAGCCAATAAAATCGTCCTGTATGTGAACGTCTGGAATTGGATAATTTGTAATCTGGCTAAAGTACTTAACGATATTGTCAATATTATAATTTGCAACAATATCTCCGTCTAACCAAACTAAATTCTCGAAACTTTCTTGAATAGCTGCTTCTTTACACGCATACTGTTTCCAATACCATTTATCGTGTTCTGAATGATATGGAATACTTAATGTTCGGCTAATAACGTTTGGATGATTAAACGGAACTTCACAGTCTATTCCATATACGAGAATTTTACGATTTGAGAATTTAGCTAACGATATAACTAATTTCTCAATGATTGGCATGTATGCTAGATTACCACAGGTCACCCATGCAAAGTCAGTTGAGTATTCAATTGACTGCGGGCTAATAAGTTCCTGAATGTGATCTTGTGCGATCGTGGCAGCATTCTGCCAAGTAAATTCATTTCTAATTTGTTCTGATTCCATTAATGCTGATTTTTTATAATTTTCAAACTGGTCGTAAACTAGTCTAAGTTTTATTTGAAGATCTGAGAAATTAGGCTCACAGAAATTACCTGGAGTATTCTGATTCCAAGACTCCTCATTTGCTACACCTGCTGGAACTTCGCCAATAATTGAAACTGGAATACCCTTACCTTGAGCAAACTGCAGTTGTGCTCCCCAATTTGAGTACATTGATGGAACTCCGCATGACATTGCCTCAATTAATGGAAGATTCCAGCCTTCACTTCTGGCACATGACACAAAAACGTCAGCCGACTTAAGTAGTTTTACGTAATCTTCTTTTGACTGATGGTGTAGTACTTTAATTCCTGAATGAGAAAGCTCAAACTTAGCTAATCTCTCCTCAGTAGAAGAGAGGCCGTCCGTTGCAAATCGATTATCTACGCTAATGACAAGCTCAACATTCTCATCTTGTGAAAAGGTTTCAGTAAAAGCTCTGATAATTTCTTTGGTTGACTTACGATATTCCCAGCGACCCACTACGACAAATCGGAAAGGCCTGTTCTCTGGAAAAGCCGAATCCGGTGAGGTCGGTTTAAACATCTCAGTGTCTACTCCCTCTGGTACAACTTTTACTTTATGTGATGCGATTCCTTGCTCAATTGTGCACTGTTTTTGCCATTCACTAGGAACCCAAACTTGATCGAACTTTTTAAGTTGAGCAAAGAAGTCTTCAGGTTGTCTAGTTGTTTCCCATACATTGTATGCAATTGATGGACCTGAGTAATCTTGGCTAAAGTACAGGTGACCTGTGTCATTTAGCACAATATTAACAGTTGGCTCAGTAGATTGAATTGGGTACTTCAAGTATAGAGGAAACTCCGCATGACCTGTTTGAGTACCTAACGTTTGTTCAGATAACATCGTCTTTAACTCAGAGTCTATATAATACTCCCCATTGTGAGGCTCATCGTCATTGTAACCTTTCCATGAATCGCCGATCGTCCAATTTCTAACTGAAACTGGCGTTAATTGATTTAGAGCTTTAAAGAAATTTCGTGAATGGCAATTATATCCGGTATCGCCTATTATTGAAGTGTGAGCTTTGATTAGAGTCATTGACTTGATAATTGTTTCTATTTTATACTCGATTTTTATATTTTGTTTAGGTAAACCGTAAAAAATATTTAAGTATAAAAGTAAAAACACAAAGATACGTGGAACGAAGATTAATGTTTCCTCAAAAAGAGGTAGAATTATTGAACTGGTACTGGTTTAGCGAGGGCTTCTCAGCGGAAGAAATTGATAGAGTTCGCAAAGTATCAGAACTTTTTGAATATCATCAAGCTGTTACTTTTGGAAATCAAGGAGAAAACCATAAAATTAGAAAGAGCAAAATTAAATGGTTAGGCGAGAATAACGAATCGACTAAATGGATTTATGATAAGTTGATGGAATTTGCAATAATTGCAAATCGAGAACTTTGGAATTTTGACCTAATATCAATAATTGACTCAATCCAGTACACTGAATATTATGAAGGTGGTGGTCACTATGATTACCATGTAGATCTTGGACCAGGTTCAGCATCTCACCGGAAAATTAGTATTGTTGTACAATTAAGCGACCCTTCTGAATACGAAGGCGGCGATTTTGAAATACTTAAAGGAATAACTCCTGATAAATTGCCCCGAAATAAGGGAGCAACTATTTTATTCCCAAGTTACCTATTACATAGAGTAACTCCAGTAACCAAAGGAATTAGGCGAAGCCTAGTTATTTGGATAGGAGGAAATTCATTAAGATAAAGTTACGGGAGAGTCAAAGACTCTCCCTTTTTGTTACGCGGCAGTTAAGCCTAATGAAGTAAGAACTTTTCCAATTAGCACAGAGTCGTCTGTTCCCCAATCTGAAATACTTGTTAAGAGCCTGTCTCCGCTACAAATTGCAACCTCACTTGAATCAAGTATCTGAAACATAACTTTTACCGAAGTTGAATTCAATTTATAGTGTACAGAGAAGATGCTTAATGTTACTCCAGTTTTTCCAAGAATAGTTATTGGGTTTATCGATATTGTAGTATTTTCCATTTTACTTTATTTTATTTTTAATACGTATTACATTGGTATAACATTAACAAGTAATCCGTTGACAAATTGCAACAGCATCATAGATCGACCATCAAAAACCATTATATCACCAGTATAGCCGCCTCCGCTGCCTCCGCCGCCTCCATCCGCACCAGGAGGTCCGGGTGCTCCAGCAGGTCCAGTTCCTCCAGGAGTTCCAGCAGGTCCAGCAGGCCCGGCTGGACCAGTTAATCCGGTAGGTCCAGTTAATCCAGTAGGTCCTTGAATTCCTTGAGGACCTGGGGCACCAGCAGGACCAGTTCCTCCAGGTGAACCGTCTCTACCTGAAGTACCTGAAGAACCGGCTTCTCCCCTAGGCCCTTGAATTCCCTGAGGTCCAGTTGCTCCAGCTGGGCCAGTTAATCCAGTAGGGCCAGTTAATCCAGTAGGTCCAGTATTACCAATTGGACCCTGAATTCCTTGAGGACCAGTAGCTCCAGTAGGACCAGTTATTCCACTTGTACCGGAAGAGCCTGCTTTTCCAGAAGTACCTGAGCTACCTGGTGCTCCAGCTAATCCAGTAGGTCCAGTTGCCCCAGCCGGGCCTTGAATTCCCTGAGGTCCAATTGGGCCAGTTAATCCAGTAGGTCCTTGAATTCCTTGAGGACCTGTTCCGCCAGGTGAACCGTCTCTACCGGAAGTACCAGAAGAACCATTTTCTCCCCTAGGGCCTTGAATTCCTTGAGGACCAGTTAATCCGGTAGGGCCGGTTAATCCAGTAGGTCCAGTATTACCAATTGGACCCTGAATTCCTTGAGGACCAGTAGCTCCAGTAGGACCAGTAGCACCGGTTGGACCAGTTATTCCGCTTGTTCCAGAAGTACCTCTTGTTCCAGAAGAACCTGAGCTACCTGATGCACCAGCAGGTCCGATTGGGCCGGTTGCTCCGGCTGGACCTTGAATTCCTTGAGGACCAGTAGCACCAGTTGGACCAGTTGCCCATGATCCATATCCTGAACCTGAATACCAAGTATGACCGGTTGGTATAGTAGTAAATCCAGGATTCCATTTTAGTGAGCTATTATCTCCGTTTGATGCACATATAAAGATCCATGTATCTGAGGGTCTTTGAGTGTCCGTATATGATTTAACTATTAAATAACTTGCGTTATAGGGACTAGCCATTCCCCTAGGAGGTGCATAGTATAGAGCAGACCATGTTCCAAGAGCAACTGTTTCTGGGCCAATATCGAAATGACCAGCTGTTCCGAAAGCTTTAGCGACAGGTATCGCAATTACTCTACCTGACCAAGTGACATTATTTCCGTCCCATGATACGTTACCTCCACCCGAGACAGTCCATGTTGCATTAACTGTGTCGTATTCAGTTGGGCCCTGAGGTCCAGTAGGTCCAAGAGGTCCAGTAGGTCCAAGAGGACCAATCGGACCAGTTGCTCCACTTGTACCGGAAGTACCTCTTGTTCCAGAAGAACCTGAGCTACCTGGTGCTCCAGTTGGACCAAGAGGACCAGTTGCTCCAGCTGGACCTTGTATTCCTTGAGGACCAGCAGGTCCGATTGGACCAGTTGCTCCACTTGTACCGGAAGTACCTCTTGTTCCAGAAGAACCTGAGCTACCTGGTGCTCCAGTTGGACCAAGAGGACCGGTAGGACCAAGAGGACCAGTTAATCCAGTTGGGCCAGTTTGACCGCTAGTTCCTGAAGAACCATTTGCTCCAGCTGGACCTTGGATTCCTTGAGGACCAGTAGGCCCAAGAGGTCCAGTAGCTCCAGCTGGACCTTGAATTCCTTGAGGACCGGTTGGACCGGTTATTCCACTTGTACCAGAAGTACCTCTTGTTCCAGAAGAACCTGAACTACCTGGTGCTCCAGTTGGGCCGATTGGGCCAGTAGCTCCAGTAGGACCAGTTGGTCCAGTTATTCCGCTTGTTCCAGAAGAACCATTTGAACCTGAAGTTCCAGAAGCACCTGACATACCGCTTGTTCCTGAAGAACCAGTAGGACCAGTCGCTCCAGTTGGACCAGTATTACCAATTGGACCTTGAATACCCTGAGGGCCAGTTGGTCCAGTTATTCCACTAGTTCCAGAAGAACCGTTTGTTCCGGCTGGACCTTGAATACCCTGAGGACCGGTTGGTCCAGTTATTCCACTTGTACCAGAAGTACCAGCAGTTCCTGAAGTACCTCTTGTTCCAGAAGAACCTGAGCTACCGGGTGCTCCAGTAGGTCCAGTTGCTCCAGTTGGACCTTGAATTCCTTGAGGACCAGTTGGACCAGTTATTCCACTTGTACCAGAAGTACCAGCAGTTCCTGAAGTACCTCTTGTTCCAGAAGAACCTGACGAACCGGATGTACCTGAAGTACCTCGTGTTCCGGAAGAACCTGAACTGCCGTTTGAGCCTGACGTTCCGCTTGTTCCAGAAGAACCTGCGGCTGACACCCAAGAGGTTCCATTAAACCTATAAATGTTTTTATCTGCTCGATTGTAGAGAATCGCGCCTTCCTTTGCATTAGCTCGACCTCTACTTATATTATCAACTAGAGTTAGAGCAAAACCGTTTACGCCGGAGGTTCCAGCGGTTCCGCTTGTACCTTCTCCAAATTCTACTCCGCCTGGTGCATTAATTTTATAACTACTCATTTATATTCTATTTTTTATGGAAGCATTCCATTACTTATTATTTCATATCTAGCTGCTAATGTAATACGATTATTGGCATTATTGTTAATCTTTACAGCAAGATCAGTTCCACCGGCTCCGACTGTAATTGTGGCAGTCCATAGGGATGCATCTTGAGCAACAACAATTTCGGTGAAACCTGCACCTACTAGTGAAAGAGCACCGGCTATATTCTTAACCGCTCCAGTGTAGTGGCGATAATCAGTTGAACCGGTAACCTCTTCAGAACCTACTACGTATAATTCAATACCGTATATTCGATTAGGGGTTGGAAAGTCAAATAGGATAGGTGTACCTGGATCAATGAATAATTGACCAGCTGCCATGGGGTTAATCCGTCCAGAATAGAGTACTCCATTATGAACTAATTTTTCGCGATCGTCAGATGCAGACTGTTTACCGTAAATGTATTCTTTAGGTCGACCGTCATATAGTGCAACTGGTCCTAATAGTAAAACATCATTAGTATCGTCTTCTCTAATATCGAAAGTTGAATCTTCAATAGTAGTCCCAGAAGCACCGTATGTTACGTATGTATTAAATGTACCGGACGTTGTGATTGACGTACCTGATGTTCCAGCTGAACCTGAAGTACCAGAAGTACCTCTTGTTCCAGAAGAACCTGAAGTACCTGAAGAACCTGTTCCACCAGGTGCACCAGTTGCTCCACTAGTTCCAGAAGTACCAGAAGTACCTCTTGTTCCAGAAGAACCAGACGAACCGGATGTTCCAGCCGTACCGCTTGAGCCGTTTGAACCAAATGTTACAAACGAAATTGTATAGTTTATTCCATTCGTTAGTGTTCCATTTGCGGCGATTGGCGCAAGTCCAAGATCAAACCATGTTGTGTTATTGGTAATTGAAATAAGTCTGTAAATACCTATTATGCTATTATTACCAACTTCGGTAATTTGAATTAAGCTATTAGAGGTTATTAATGATAACCAGGTTGCGTAGTTTACACTAGCAGAAGAAGTTGTAGATACGCTAAGTTTAGCTAGCGCAGCGAAGGTAGCACTATCTGTTCTAAAGAATGTTGCTCCAGGGTTAGAGTGTGCTGGTATACTTGAATCAAATAACCATCTACCGCTATTTGAACCGTCAATACCGGCAATACCAGTCGCTCCGGATGTTCCGCTTGAGCCGTTTGAACCAGAAGTACCAGAAGTACCTCTTGTTCCAGAAGAACCAGAAGAACCATTTGAACCAGAAGTACCAGAAGAACCAGAAGAACCATTTGAACCAGAAGTACCAGAAGAACCAGAAGTACCAGAAGTACCTCTTGTTCCAGAAGAACCAGAAGAACCATTTGAACCAGAAGTACCAGAAGAGCCTGATGTACCAGACACTCCGTCTATACCGGAGGTTCCGCTTGAACCAGCTGATCCTGAAGTACCACTTGAGCCGTTTGAACCAGAAGTTCCAGAAGTACCGCTTGTGCCTCTTGTTCCAGAAGAACCTGAGCTACCATTTGAACCGGAAGTTCCGCTTGATCCATTTGAACCTGAAGTTCCTGATGTACCTGAAGAACCGTTTGAGCCGCTTGTTCCAGAAGAACCTGAGCTACCATTTGAACCGCTTGTTCCACTTGATCCATTTGAACCAGATGTTCCAGACGTTCCAGAAGAACCGTTTGAACCGGATGTACCTGAACTTCCAGCTGAACCTGATGTTCCAGAAGAACCGTTAGAACCGGAAGTACCTGATGTTCCACTTGAGCCGTTTGCACCAGAAGTACCTGATGTACCGCTTGATCCATTTGAACCTGAAGTACCTGATGTACCACTAGTACCTCGTGTCCCAGACGAACCTGAGCTACCATTTGAACCGGATGTACCTGAAGAACCTGAAGTTCCGGATACTCCGTCTATACCAGAAGTTCCGCTTGAACCGGAAGTACCTGAAGTACCAGAAGTACCTCTTGTTCCAGAAGAACCAGAAGAACCATTTGAACCGGAAGTACCAGATGTACCTGAACTTCCATTAGAACCTGACGTACCTGAAGTACCTGAGCTACCATTAGAACCCGAAGTTCCACTTGATCCATTTGAACCAGAAGTACCAGATGTTCCAGAAGAACCGTTAGAGCCGGATGTTCCGGAAGTTCCGCTTGATCCATTTGAACCAGATGTACCTGAAGTTCCACTTGAGCCGTTAGAACCAGATGTTCCTGAAGTACCAGAAGTACCTCTTGTTCCAGAAGAACCTGAACTACCGTTTGAACCTGAAGTACCAGAGCTTCCATTCGAACCAGAAGTACCTGAAGAACCACTTGTACCACTTGAGCCGTTTGAACCTGACGTTCCAGAAGAACCATTTGAACCTGAAGTTCCCGAAGTTCCCGAAGAACCATTTGAACCTGAAGTTCCAGAAGAACCATTTGAACCTGATGTACCTGATGTGCCTGAAGAACCGGCTGTTCCAGAAGTACCGCTTGTACCGCTTGTACCTCTTGTTCCAGAAGAACCTGAGCTACCATTTGAACCTGACGTACCGGAACTACCATTTGAACCGGAAGTACCTGACGAACCTGAAGTTCCTGATACTCCATCTATACCAGATGTTCCACTTGATCCGTTTGAACCTGACGTTCCAGATGTACCAGATGTTCCTGAAGTACCTCTTGTTCCAGAAGAACCGGAGCTACCGTTTGAGCCTGACGTACCTGAACTTCCATTTGAACCTGAAGTTCCGCTTGTTCCAGAAGAACCATTTGAACCAGATGTTCCTGAAGTTCCAGAAGAACCATTTGAACCGGAAGTACCAGAGGTTCCACTTGATCCATTTGAACCGGAAGTACCAGAGGTTCCACTTGATCCATTTGAACCAGATGTACCTGATGTACCGCTTGTGCCTCTTGTTCCAGAAGAACCGGAGCTACCGTTTGAGCCTGAAGTACCTGAACTTCCATTTGAACCTGAAGTTCCGCTTGTACCTGAGCTACCATTAGAACCGCTTGTACCTGATGTACCAGATGTACCAGAAGTACCTCGTGTTCCAGAAGAACCGCTTGATCCGTTAGAGCCTGATGTTCCAGAAGAACCTGATGTTCCAGATACTCCATCTATACCAGAAGTTCCAGAAGATCCATTAGAACCTGAAGTTCCAGAAGTACCGCTTGTTCCTCTTGTTCCAGAAGAACCACTTGAGCCGTTTGAACCTGAAGTACCACTTGAACCATTTGAACCTGAAGTCCCGCTTGAGCCGCTTGAACCGTTTGAACCTGATGTTCCAGATGTTCCACTTGATCCATTTGAACCTGATGTACCAGAGCTTCCATTAGAACCAGAAGTACCTGACGTACCTGAGCTACCGTTTGAACCTGAAGTACCTGACGTACCTGAGCTACCGTTTGAACCAGACGTACCTGAGCTACCGTTTGAGCCGCTTGATCCTGAAGTACCAGAAGTACCTGATGCTCCAGATGCGCCGCTTGTTCCAGATGAACCGTTTGAACCGGAAGTACCAGCTGTACCGCTTGTTCCAGAAGTTCCAGAGCTACCATTTGAACCTGATGTTCCTGAAGTGCCGGAAGAACCATTAGAACCTGAGGTTCCAGAAGAACCGTTTGAACCTGAAGTTCCACTAGTTCCAGAAGAACCATTTGAACCGGAAGTACCAGCTGTACCTGAAGTACCACTAGTTCCTCTTGTTCCAGAAGAACCACTTGAGCCGTTAGAACCACTTGAACCGGAAGTACCTGAGCTTCCATTTGAACCGGAAGTACCAGCAGAACCTGAAGTTCCTGATACTCCATCTATACCTGATGTTCCACTTGAACCTGACGTACCTGAGGTACCGCTTGTACCTGAAGTACCTCGTGTTCCAGAAGAACCTGAGCTACCATTTGAACCACTTGTTCCAGAAGAACCGTTTGAACCTGATGTTCCACTTGAGCCGGAAGTACCTGAAGAACCTGAAGTACCAGCTGTTCCGGAAGAACCGTTAGAACCAGATGTTCCGGAAGAACCATTTGAACCGGAAGTACCGGATGTTCCACTTGATCCGTTTGAACCTGAAGTACCACTTGATCCGTTTGAACCTGATGTTCCGCTTGTTCCTGAGCTACCGTTAGAACCAGAAGTCCCGCTTGTTCCTGAAGAACCGTTAGAACCAGAAGTCCCAGAAGATCCATTTGAACCGGACGTCCCGCTTGTTCCTGAAGTCCCGCTTGTACCGGATGTTCCTCTTGTTCCAGAAGAACCTGAGCTTCCATTTGAACCAGAAGTTCCACTTGAGCCGTTAGAACCTGATGTTCCAGCTGAACCTGAGGTTCCGGATACACCGTCTATACCTGAAGTACCTGAAGAACCGGACGTTCCAGCTGTACCACTTGTTCCGGATGTACCTGAAGTACCTCTTGTTCCAGAAGAACCTGAGCTACCGTTAGAACCAGAAGTTCCCGAAGAACCGTTTGAACCAGAAGTACCTGATGTACCTGAGCTACCATTTGAACCAGACGTGCCAGATGAACCGTTTGAACCTGAAGTTCCAGAAGTACCTGAACTTCCATTAGAACCTGAAGTTCCACTAGTTCCAGAAGAACCATTAGAACCTGAAGTTCCACTAGTTCCAGAAGAACCATTAGAACCAGAAGTACCTGAAGTACCGCTTGTACCTGAAGTACCTCTTGTTCCAGAAGAACCGCTTGAGCCGTTTGAACCACTAGTTCCAGAAGAACCGTTTGAACCTGAAGAACCTGATGTACCAGAGCTACCATTTGATCCTGAAGTTCCGCTTGTTCCAGAAGTACCAGAGCTACCATTTGAACCTGAAGTACCAGCTGAACCTGATGTTCCAGAAACACCGTCTATACCTGACGTTCCAGAGCTACCATTTGAGCCTGATGTACCTGATGTTCCAGAAGTACCTCTTGTTCCAGAAGAACCAGAAGAACCATTTGAACCAGAAGTTCCACTTGAGCCGGAAGTTCCTGAAGAACCTGAAGTTCCAGCGGTTCCAGAAGAACCGGAAGTACCGCTTGAGCCATTAGACCCAGAAGTTCCGCTTGTTCCAGAAGAACCTGAGCTTCCATTAGAACCAGATGTACCGGATGTACCAGTTGAACCTGATGTACCAGATGTTCCAGCAGTACCGCTTGAACCATTAGATCCAGAAGTTCCAGAAGAACCTGAAGTTCCAGACGAACCGTTTGATCCTGAAGTACCTGAAGTACCCGAGCTACCGTTTGAACCGGAAGTTCCTGATGTTCCAGAGCTTCCATTAGAACCAGAAGTTCCAGAAGATCCATTAGAACCAGATGTACCAGAAGTACCTGAAGAACCTGAAGAACCGGAAGTTCCGCTTGAACCGGATGTTCCTGACGTACCTGAACTTCCATTTGAACCAGAAGTCCCAGATGTTCCTGAAGAACCATTAGAACCCGATGTTCCTGAAGTACCTCTTGTTCCAGAAGAACCAGAAGAACCATTTGAACCAGAAGTTCCAGAAGTACCAGCAGAACCTGACGTTCCTGATACTCCATCTATACCTGATGTTCCGCTTGAACCTGAAGTACCTGAAGTACCTCTTGTTCCAGAAGAACCTGAAGAGCCATTTGAACCAGAAGTTCCAGAAGAACCGTTTGATCCTGAAGTACCTGAAGTACCTGAACTTCCATTTGAACCTGAAGTCCCAGATGTTCCGGAAGAACCGTTTGACCCGGAAGTTCCAGAAGTACCTGAGCTTCCATTTGAACCGGAAGTACCTGATGTTCCTGAAGTACCCGATGTTCCTGAGCTACCATTTGAACCTGATGTACCTGAAGTACCAGAGCTTCCGTTTGAACCAGAAGTTCCAGATGTTCCAGAAGAACCATTTGAACCGGACGTACCGCTTGTTCCAGAAGAACCATTTGAACCTGATGTTCCGGATGTTCCAGAAGTACCTCTTGTTCCAGAAGAACCAGACGAACCGTTTGAACCAGAAGTTCCGGAGCTTCCATTTGATCCTGAAGTACCAGCTGAACCTGACGTTCCTGATACTCCATCTATACCGGAAGTTCCCGAGCTACCACTTGTACCTGAAGTACCGCTTGTTCCAGAAGTACCTCGTGTTCCAGAAGAACCTGAACTTCCATTTGAACCGGAAGTTCCTGATGTGCCAGAGCTTCCATTAGAACCAGAAGTTCCAGAAGAACCGCTTGTACCACTTGATCCGTTTGACCCTGAAGTTCCAGATGTTCCAGAAGAACCGTTTGAACCTGATGTACCTGAAGTTCCAGAAGATCCATTAGAACCAGATGTACCAGAAGATCCATTAGAACCTGAGGTTCCAGAAGAACCTGAAGTACCGGATGTACCATTTGAACCATCTACTCCGCTTATACCTGAAGTACCAGAAGTACCTCGTGTTCCAGAAGAACCTGAGCTACCATTTGAACCACTTGTTCCAGAAGAACCGTTTGAACCTGAAGTTCCACTTGATCCGTTTGAACCTGAAGTTCCAGAAGAACCATTAGAGCCTGAAGTACCAGCAGAACCTGAAGTTCCAGATACTCCATCTATACCGGAAGTACCAGAAGAACCGGCTGTTCCGGAACTTCCATTTGATCCTGAAGTACCGCTTGAGCCGTTTGAACCAGAAGTACCTGACGTTCCTGAGCTGCCGTTTGAACCTGAAGTTCCAGCTGTTCCAGAAGAACCATTAGAACCGCTTGTCCCAGAAGTACCTGAGCTACCATTAGAACCAGATGTTCCACTTGAGCCGTTTGAACCAGAAGTACCGGCGGTTCCTGAGGTTCCAGACGTACCTGAAGTTCCTGAGGTTCCGCTTGTACCAGTCGATCCTGACGTTCCGGATGTTCCGCTTGTACCAGCAGTGCCTGATGAACCTGATGTTCCAGAAGAACTTGAAATTTGGCCAGTTGAGGTTAACACAAAAGAGTAATTTTGAGTTCCCTCAGTGTACCAAGTCACATCATGATTTCCACTAGACTGATCGACTACGTATATTTTAACAATCATTCTATCCGTTGGATTAATAGTTGTTGTTGGTAGCACTACATCAACGTTAGCTTCAACTGGAATCGTTGAACTAATCCAACCTATAAGAACTTGATTAGTTGGTATTACTGTTCCATAACTAACACCTGCACTATTTGCTAATTCAATAGTAACAAATGTGTCTGTATTAAATCCTGCGCCGTCTTTTAAGAAATGTAAATGGAATCTTTGTGTTCCTCCTGGTATTACAGAAAATCCTAATTCAGGAGTTATAAATTGTTGTACTAATACTGGAGTAGTACCTGTTGTAGTTTTAAGTATTGATTGTTGAGCAGCGCCGGTCGGATTAATATTTAGGTCTCTATACGTACCTATTCCAGAAGCAACTGACTGATTAAAATAATAAATTTGACCTGCCGATATTCCAGTAGCTCCACTAGTTCCTGAAGAACCAGATGTTCCACTTGAACCGGAAGTTCCAGAAGTTCCGCTTGTTCCAGAAGTTCCTGACGAACCTGAAGTTCCAGAAGTTCCGCTTGTACCCGCCGTGCCGGATGAACCTGATGTTCCCGAAGTTCCACTTGAACCAGAAGTTCCAGTAGTTCCAGAAGAACCTGATGTTCCAGCCGTTCCGCTTGATCCATTTGAACCAGATGTTCCTGACGAACCAGAAGTACCTGAGCTACCGTCTGAACCTGAAGTTCCAGAAGAACCATTTGTTCCTGAGACTCCGTCTATTCCAGAAGTACCTGAAGAACCATCTGATCCTGACGTTCCAGAAGAACCATTTGAACCTGATGTACCAGATGTTCCTGACGAACCATTAGAACCACTTGTTCCAGAAGTACCTGAGCTACCATTTGAACCGGAAGTCCCTGATGTTCCAGAAGAACCGTTAGAACCTGATGTTCCTGACGAACCAGAAGTACCTGAGCTACCGTCTGAACCCGATGTTCCAGAAGAACCGTTTGAACCTGAAGTACCAGATGAACCGTTAGAACCTGATGTTCCTGACGAACCAGAAGTACCTGAGCTACCGGCTGAACCTGACGTACCAGAAGAACCATTTGTTCCTGAGACTCCGTCTATTCCACTAGTACCTGAAGAACCATCTGAGCCTGAAGTTCCAGAAGAACCATTTGAACCTGATGTACCAGAGGTACCATTTGAACCTGAAGTTCCAGAAGAACCATTTGAACCAGAAGTACCTGATGTTCCAGAAGAACCGTTTGAACCTGAAGTACCAGTTGAACCAGAAGTACCGGATGTTCCTGAAGAACCGTCTGAACCTGAAGTTCCTGAAGAACCGTTTGAACCTGATGTTCCAGAGCTACCATTTGAACCTGAAGTACCTGAAGTACCTGAGCTACCATCTGAGCCGGAAGTTCCGCTTGAGCCGTTTGTTCCTGAGACTCCATCTATTCCAGAAGTTCCAGAAGAACCGTCTGAACCTGATGTACCGCTTGAGCCGTTAGAGCCTGAAGTACCAGATGTACCAGATGTTCCCGAAGAACCGTTAGAACCTGAAGTACCTGAAGTTCCAGAAGAACCTGAAGTACCAGAGCTACCGTTTGAGCCTGAAGTACCTGAGCTACCGTCTGAGCCACTAGTACCAGAAGAACCATTTGAACCAGATGTTCCTGAAGTACCAGAGCTACCATTTGAACCGGAGGTACCTGATGTTCCAGAAGAACCTGAAGTACCTGAGCTACCATCTGAACCTGATGTTCCCGAAGAACCATTTGTTCCAGAAACTCCGTCTATTCCAGAAGTTCCAGAAGAACCGTCTGAACCGCTAGTACCGCTTGAGCCGTTTGAACCCGAAGTTCCAGAAGAACCGTTTGAACCTGAAGTTCCGCTTGTGCCGGAAGTTCCAGCTGAACCACTTGTTCCACTTGATCCGCTAGTACCCGAGCTACCATTTGAGCCACTAGTACCTGAGCTACCATTTGAACCTGAAGTACCCGAAGTACCAGATGAACCAGAAGTACCGCTTGAGCCGTTTGAACCTGAAGTTCCTGAAGTACCTGAAGAACCGTTAGAACCAGAAGTACCTGAGCTACCGTCTGAACCTGACGTACCTGCTGAACCTGAAGTTCCTGATACACCATCTATTCCAGAAGTACCTGAAGAACCATCTGAACCTGAAGTTCCAGAAGAACCGTTTGAACCTGATGTACCGGATGTTCCAGAAGAACCGTTTGATCCTGAAGTTCCAGAAGAACCATCTGAACCTGACGTACCAGATGAACCATTTGTTCCTGAGACTCCATCTATTCCTGATGTACCTGAGCTACCGTCTGATCCTGAAGTACCTGAGGTACCATTTGAACCTGAAGTACCTGAGGTACCATTTGAACCGTTTGAACCTGAAGTTCCGTTTGAACCCGAAGTTCCAGAAGAACCATCTGAACCGGACGTACCGGCAGAACCTGAAGTTCCTGATACTCCGTCTATTCCAGAAGTACCTGAGCTACCGTCTGATCCTGAAGTACCTGAGCTACCGTTTGATCCTGAAGTTCCAGAGCTACCATTTGAACCTGAAGTACCTGAGGTACCATTTGAACCTGAAGTACCGCTTGAGCCATCTGACCCTGAAGTTCCAGCCGAACCTGATGTTCCTGAGACTCCGTCTATTCCTGATGTTCCGGAAGATCCATTTGAACCAGAAGTTCCAGAAGAACCGTTTGAACCGGAAGTTCCAGAAGAACCATTTGAACCGGAAGTACCTGAGCTACCGTCTGAACCTGACGTACCTGCTGAACCTGAAGTTCCGGAAACTCCGTCTATTCCTGATGTTCCCGAAGAACCGTCTGACCCTGAAGTTCCAGAGCTACCATTTGAGCCTGATGTACCGCTTGAGCCGTTAGAACCTGA